CCCCTACTCAGTGGGAAGAGTTCAAACGTGTGGATCAAATACGACATGGTGGTAAGTCAACGAACTACTCAGCCACATACGGTGCAGGCCCAGAAACTATATCTAGGGCTGCTAAGGTTCCTATCAAGGTTGCCGAAGCACTACACCGAGCCTACTGGGACAGGAACTGGTCACTCAAAGCTATTGCCGAAAACTGTAAGGTTAAGCAATGCAACGGCAAGAAGTGGCTATGGAACCCTGTGGCAAAACTGTGGTACTTCCTCAAGACTGACAAGGATAGATTCAGCACCCTCAATCAGGGGACTGGCACATACGCATTCGATCGTTGGGTGTGGTATATTCTTGAAAGACGACGTTTTATAACCGGACAGTTCCATGATGAAGTTATCATAGAGCTACCACTTGGCAATCGTGAAGCATTCGAGAAAGTCTTGAAAGAGGCTATCCAGTCTGTCAACGATGAGCTACAACTTAACCGTGACCTGGGTTGTTCAGTCGATTATGGCTTTACATACGCAGACATTCACTAAGGAGAAACAACATGGCCCACAGAGAAGCTGGCCTGTACGTAATGAAAACTGTAGCGTCACTATCCCATGGTGCTATGTTGGGTGTGACTTTGGGTAATGACTATTCCATCCGTGTTGATGGTAAGTTCTATGATGACACTGGCACCTTGCGGGAGTCTAACCACTATGGCTGGCGTAAGAAGTACACCAAGAAGGTGCATGATAACAATGCCATACTGGAAAAGGCTATAGAAGAGGATGTAGTTGCTTTTGTAAATACACCACCTGACGACCGTGTTACTGCCTCGGATCTAGACAGCGCCAAGCCTGAAGATGTTAAGGTACTAACCTTATCTGAAGCTGTGGCTCGGGCTAAGTTAGGCGGTATCATTGATGCGACTGGCATGGCTGAAGAAGACATAGTTGCACTTAGCAAGTATATGGAAGGTGGTCACCGTCGCTCGGCTGAATTGCCCAATATTCCATCGGTTATTAAGGTGTCTAAAGAGCAGGCTGAAGATTTGTTTAGCCAGTTCGATGAAGGTAACGAAATAGCTACCTTGCCTGAACCTACCGTAAACAATCCTAAACTCAAGTATGGTGCTGCCAAAGCTCCCATGGACTCGGCTAGTAACCTGGCTATCATATCCATGCAGAACGTAATGGCCGGCGGTGCTTGGAAGTACGGCTATATGAACTACCGTGACACAAATGTGGACTACCGAACATACATTGGCGCTATCAACCGTCACCGTATGCTTATGGAAGATGGTGTAGATCTTGATCCTGAGTCCCGCCAGTACCACCTTGCACACATCATGGCTTGCTGCTCTATCCTGCTTGATGCAGAGCTGAATGGCAACATCATCGACAACCGTAGCAAAACTGGCTTGGTAGAAGGTATGCTGAAGGACTCCGCTTGTGACATAGCCGAATTCCAGCGTACCCAGCCGGAGGCCAAGTAATGCTCTGGCCTGTACAAGAGAGTGATAGTAGGCGCAGGCAAGCTATTGCTCAGAACGGCAATGATGGCGATCACTATGGTAAAATAGCACCTCATGAAGCAAGCGAGCACAGACTAGTTATGTCTGGCTCCAAGCCTTTAGGCACGATTGAGAAAGCTAAAGACCCTATAGGTTACGCCGTCGCCGTTTCTTTATCCGCAACTGGTATGCTCCTATGTAAGTTTACCAATACCGAAGATGGGGCAGCAGAAGTTGCCTTTGTCAAGCCTGGTAATATCCACCTACTCAAGCTCTATGATTGGTTGCTTGAGTGTGGCATTGCAGAGCTTGGCCTTAAGGAGTATCACCGCGAACTAGGTAGGCTGTATGGATACACGGAAGATGATATAGCTGCCTTCATTAAATCAGATATACAATGCGAGTGTAATAAATGCAAGGGGAAGTAAAGTACGGCCCACAGATGCCGTTTTCACAAGAACTACACCAGGCCAAGTACCGGTCTGAAGGAGAGGACTTTGTTGGTGCGCAATATCGTTTTGCTAACGAGCTGGCTGACAATGTTCATCACTGGGCAGCGACCAAGGACATCCTGCTTAACCAACGATTCATGGGCGGAGGTAGAACCCAGCTTGCAGTTGGAAGCCCCAAGCAAGTTACGGCCTTTAACTGTTTCGTTTCTGGATTGGTAGAGGACGACTTCGATACGATCATGCAACGTGCTCGTGAAGCTGGACATACAATGCGTAAGGGTGGTGGCATCGGCTATGACTTTAGCTTGTTACGTCCTAGTGGTTCCTTGATCAAGTCCTTAGGCTCTCAAGCTTCTGGGCCTGTGTCATTCATGGACATCTATAATGCTATATGTCGCACTGTATCTAGTGCTGGACATCGACGTGGAGCCCAAATGGGTGTGCTGCGTATAGACCATCCTGACATTATGAAGTTCATCACAGCCAAGAACAATGAGACTGAGCTGACAGCCTTTAACATTAGCGTTGGAGTAACTGACAAATTCATGGAAGCTGTGGAAGCTGATGAATCGTTTGATCTAGTGTTCGAAGGTGTTGTGTACGAAACCATCAAGGCACGTCCTTTGTGGGAAACGATCATGCGTGGTACTTGGGATTGGGCTGAGCCTGGTGTCCTGTACATTGATCGTATTAATGAGATGAACAACCTGTACTGGTGTGAAACTATTGCAGCTACTAACCCTTGTGGTGAACAGCCGCTACCTCCATATGGTGCTTGTCTCCTGGGTAGTTATAACCTGACTAAGTACGTCATCTTTGATGATGAGGGTACGCGTAGCTTTGACTTTGCCCAGTTCATGTTAGACATACCACAAGTAACTCGTATGATGGATAACATCCATGATAGGTCTATCTTCCCTTTACCTGAGCAGGCTGCTGAGTCAGCGCTTAAGCGTAGAATGGGGCTAGGTGTTACTGGCTTGGCTAATGCCGTTGAGGCGCTTGGCTTTCCTTATGGATCTGAACGGTTCATGGAAACCACTGAGCAAATCTTTAGAGTGTATCGGGATGAAACCTACAAAGCATCAGTTGCTCTGGCAAAGGAGAAAGGATGTGCTCCAATCTTTGCAAGCCAGGAAGCGAAAGATCTTCTTGTTAAGGGAAAGTTTATACAGACTTTACCTGCTACTATACGTGCTGGAATTAGCGAGTATGGTTTGCGTAATTCGCATCTTCTATCCATGGCTCCGACGGGTACAATCAGCCTTAGTGCAGATAACATTAGCGGAGGGATTGAACCTTGCTTTAGTCATGGGTTCGAACGCACTGTGTTTATGGCTGATGTGGCTCGTATTGAGAAGGTTGAAGACTACGCATTCCGAACTTGGGGTGTTAAAGGTAAAACAGCGGGCGAATGCACACCATCTGAGCACCTTGCAGTCCTGGCACTTGCGACGCAATATGTCGACTCAGCGTGTTCAAAGACAATTAATGTCGATGGCTCGCTACCCTGGGTAGACTTTAAAGACATCTATATGCAAGCCTGGAAGATGGGCTGTAAAGGATGTACTACCTTTAACAAAGATGGCAAGCGCTACGGCATACTTGTCGAGAAAGACGAGCCTGAGGAAGAAGTGGAAGAGGTAGCTAAAGCCTGTTTTATTGATCTACAGTCTGGTCATAAGGAATGTTCATAATGATGTATTTTGTTGGTAAAACAACTATCGAAGCACAGGCACGTGATGGTGTTGGCCCTTGGACGTTCATTGGCTTGTACCATACCGAGTCCGAAGCTGTAGAGCGCTGCACTAATGAGTTCTTGTTTGTAGCTCCTATGCTGGTTGGCATGACGCTGGACAAGGACACAGTAGAGGAGTGGGCTGGTTCTTACTTCCCTGTGACAATGACCGAGGAGACAGGGGATGCGATTCATAAAGCTAGATCCGAATTCCAAAGCTGCATTACCTGTTAGAGCTACTGACGGCAGTGCTGGCTATGACTTCGAAGCACTAAATGCAGGGTGTCTTGTTGCTGGTGGGCGCATACTCATCAAGACAGGCATCACCCTAGACCCAAACTATGCGCGTGACGACGAGTGCTTGCAGTTATTTGCACGCTCTGGACATGCGAACAAGTTTGGCCTTATCTTGCTTGCTGGTTTGATTGATTCAGACTACAGGCACGACATCGGAGTTATCTTGTACAACTCTGGTAATGATGTGTTCTTCTGGGAAGCCGGTGAACGTATCGCTCAAGGAGTTATCATGCCTATCAAGAAGGCCGATCACGAAGTTGATCCTACCCTTGTTAGAGATGGTGGCTTTGGAAGCACAGGTGTAGCAAGCCTGAACTAATCATACACTACCGTATGTTGGCTGGTGGACTACCACACACTATAAATCACCTATAAATAAAGGAAATACCATGTCAGATACAGAACAGAAAGGCACGTTACAAACTCTTAAAGATGTTATCTTCGTATACACATCTACAACGTACAAGAAGAAGCAGCTTAACAAGGAAAACAAGCCGCACAAGTCAGACCACGCTGATGAATTCCATGGCTATGAAGTCAAGATACTCATCTCACGTACTCGCTTTAAGGCATTGAAGAAGCAGTTTCCTACTGCTAAGAACTTCCCTAACGTTAAAGAGTTTGAGCCTGAAGATTGCGTTGAGCAGTGGGGCATCCCTCTACCTGAGGAAGAGATGATCATGATTAAGTTTACCCAGTCTGTATTGTCTGGTAAGGCTTTCGAAGATCCTCGCAACCCCAAGCTAACTACTCGCAAGCCGTCTAAAGCTATCAAGGTTATTGGCATCATGGGTGGAGTACAGGACAAGTCAGTTCCTGCACACACTATCGCAATGGATACCAACATCGGCCATGGCACACGTGGGCATTTCCAGTTCAATCCTGTCGAAAACGATCACGGCGTATACTGCTATCCTGTAGGCATCTGTGTTACTCACCTTGTACCATTCGTTGGTGGAAGTGCTGAGATGGATGAGTCAGCGTTTGGCGTAGAAGAACTTCAAGAAGTCGATCCAGAAGCAGTTAACACTGAAGCTGATGCCGAGTTCAATGATGAAATTCCTGATCTATAAGTAGTACTAGCCTGTCCTGTAATGGGGCAGGCAACTGAGGTTTGTATCATGCGACAATGGAGAGTAGTAACACATGGCGGGAAGATGACTTACATCACTGCCTATACTGAGTCTGATGCTAGGCAACAGGCTGAAGATTTTGCAGAGGGTGACTTACTGTCATTCGACGAGGTTTAAATGTTTGATAACGAAATAGATCCAGAACAAAATAATACAGGCTGGATACACGAGCCTGAGGTAGAGCTTGAAGAACTGAACGCGGATGACCCGTTTGGTAATGGCAAGACCCTACTTATTGATGGCGATATACTCTTGTACAAGCCATGCTGTGTATTCAATGAAGATACTGACGTGGCACGAGCTAAGACTGTCGGCCTAATCAAGCGCCATATCAATGAGATGCTAGTACAGTCTGGCTGCACATCTTACCAATTCTTCATCACTACCAAGACCAACTTCAGAGACTTCATTGTTGATGACTATAAGGCCAACCGTAAGGATGAGGACAGACCAGTCAACCTAACCTTCATTAAGAAGTGGTGTAAGGTTAACCTGAATGCTATCTACGAAGAGTTCTTGGAAGCGGATGACCTGCTTGCCATTTACTTTGACGAGACTAAAATTCTTTGGAGCACTGACAAGGATCTCCGACAACTAGTTGGGACTCACTTGGATGAACATACTCGCCAGTTGGTAGAAATCTCTGGCATCGGTGAACTCTGGGACATGGGCAAGAAGGTATACTTCACAGGCGAAGCAGGCTTCTACTTGCAAATGCTGACTGGAGACGGGGCTGATAACATTATTGGTTGTGGTATACGCGGGCCAGTTGTAACTAAGTCTGGGCCGAACAAGGGCAATGTACGTATCCTCCGACAAGGTGTTGGGCCTAAACAGGCTATCAAGATCATATCGTCGGCTGTGATGGGTGCTGGAGCAAGTGCCACGGATGAGCAGAAGATTGCAGCAATGAACCAAGCTGTAGGATCAGAATACCAAGCACGCTTTGGAGAGAACTTCAGAGAAATGTGGGAGAACCAAGCGAACCTACTATTCATGGTACGCGACTTTGACAAGGAAACCGGCATGATAAAGCGCTGGACTTGTGATAGCCGTGACGAGTACATGAATATTAAGACTGGGCAGATCTTCACTGATGAGCATAGTACTTGTTAAGACATCTCAAATAGCACAATACCGAGCCGCCATAGGTGCCAAGCAACAGCATAGATGTGCGCTGTGTAAAGAAAGGCTGGCGATCGGTCGCCCCACTCTAGACCACGACCACAAGAACGGTCGTTTAAGAGGAGTTCTCTGTAATTTCTGTAACATAGCAGAGGGCTTAATGATGGAAGCAGTACGCAGGCGTGTTCCTAAAGACCACATGGTCAAGACAGACACAACTGAGTGGCTTCTCCGTCTGGTAGATTACTTGCGTCACTACGATGCAAACCCTACCAATTACGTTCACCCAACTTTCGATCACGAGAAGGGCAAGCAAAAGCCTAAGAAGCGTGTAGTTCGTCGAAAGAAAAAGGTATAGCATGAAAGAGTATGACGTTTTAGTTATAGCAGACACCCAAGTCAGCAACACATCTGACACAAGACATCTGGAATCATTAGCTCGGTATATCTGGAAACATAAGCCAGGTACGATCATCCACATAGGTGATCACTGGGACTTTGAATCCTTATCCTCTTATGCCAGCGTGTTGGAGTCTGAAGGTAGAAGGCTTGTCAACGATCTTGCAGGAGGCGAGCGGGCACTACAACTTATAATGGATTACTCAAGAGAACGTAATAGTAAAAGCAAGAAGGCAAGCGTGTACCGACCCCAGCTACATTTCATCAAGGGCAACCATGAGAATAGGCTGGATAGGTATATCGAGAACAACCCTGTGCTGGAAGGACTGATTGATATTGATGGCTTTATTGAGCGAGAGGGTTGGGAAGTGCATGACTTCCTAAAACCTTTGTTCATTCATGATATTTGCTTTGTGCATTATCTAGCTGCCGCACAGTCAGGCCGTCCAGTAGGTGGGAGCATAGAGAATAAACTGAATAAATTCCCACACTCGTTCGTACATGGGCATCAACAACAGTATCAGATGGGTACACGCCAGAACCTTCTAGGTAAACCGCACTTCGGTGTGTGTGCTGGCGCTTTCTATATTGATGATGAAGGCTACCGAGGGGCTAACAACACTGAGAAGAGAGGCTTTGTACATCTAAAAGCATTCACTAATCGGTATGGCTACCTTGATCATGACGTACTATTCACCTCTCTTGAGAGATTAATGCAGGAGTATTAAGATGTACTGGCTCGCACTAGATCAAAACGGTAAAGCTTGTACTGGTGGGGCCAGTAGACCTGTCTCATACAATCAAGTTTCCGAAACATTACAAGGTGTCATGGATGCTCATCCTGGCGCTTCATCGTACATTACAGCAACAAGGCACAAACAATTATGTCAAAGACAATCAACCTTGACGACTTAGAAGTACTACCATTAACTGATCTGCAAGGCGAGCATGTGTTCGAAGAAGATCTTATGGGTAAGGTAGAAACAGCTATTCTAGAAGGTCAAACCAACACTCTAGAAATCGCCGGCACTCCTACAGGCTTGGCTATATTCACTACTGAAGATGGTGTTGCCAAGAACGTTATCCATATCGGGGCTGCTGCTTGCTTGGGTATCGCCAATGTATTCTTTAACCGTGGCAAGGCTTTTGTCGTTGAACAGAAGCAAGCTGAGTTTGATAACGAACTGGAGAAAGGCCGTGTCCCGTCGAACTGATTTCACTAAGGCGCTAACTTACACTGGTCAAAAGCTAAAGGGGATTTCCCGCATCGAACGGAAGATTGACGGTGTGCGCTTGCTTCATAGAGAAGGCAAGATAGTTACCCGCAATAACAAGGTACCACCAGGCTTGGAAAAGTTTGTAACTCCTGAGGGTTTGAACAAGATACGGCACTTTGGTGACTGTGAGCTGTACAGACGTGGCTGTAACTTTCATTTCATTAATGGCAACCTGAACAAGCACAACCCTGAAATGTTGGTAGGTACTGCTGATGTGTTCCCTCTTAACTACCATCCTGAAGGTGCAGATCCTCGCTTGACTTTAGCTATGATCAGGGACTTGGGCAAGGAAGAGGCTGACCAGTTGATGGAAGGCGCTGTATCTAAAGGCTATGAAGGTCTGATCATACGCAACAATGGTCGCTGGTACAGGCATAAACCTACCCTGACTGCTGATGTTAGAGTCACTGGTTGGTTCGAGCAGAAGGATGTTAAGGGCAACCTCAAGGGTCAACTGGGTGGTTTCGATACTGCTTATGGTAAGGTCACCGCTTTCACAGAGGCTTTGCGTAAGGAGCTATGGGTAAATCCACAACAGCACGTGGGCAAACTCATGCAAGTTAGCTATAAAGAACTGTATGAGACGGGCAAGTTCCGTTATGCAGTTAAATTCATGCACTTCCGTACCGATAAGGATGAGGAGGCATTCGACACTAAGGCATTGTAATGGTAGGAATGATAGAGCTGGAGGGTGGCATTGAGCTACCCAGGCCAGCAAGGGCGGCTGGTATTACTAGATTTGATGATGTTAACCAGCGCCGTTGGGATAAGATGAAGTGGGAAGTCTGGCAACGCTGTTATACACACTGCTTGTTCTCACTCCATGCCTTGTTTGGCACAGAATTGCACACGTTAGTACCAGCTATGGCTAAGAAGATGCTGGAGGCTGACCAACCTATGCTTGTGGCGTTACGCTTCATGGGCGAGTTAGAGCTACAAGGATACGTTAGAATCATTACAGGTTTTAATAAACGCACTGTAGAGGCTACCCGTAAGCTACTTAAGCTCAAAATCTGTGAGGTAGTAGGCCCAGATTCTGCCGTAACCATGCCTCGTATAGTAGGCAAGGACTACCTAAGTACGTACATAGCTGTCCGTGGTGGCATAAGGAGTCATGAGAATATCCGTACTTCGGCTGTAGTTAAGCGTATGGCACAGGAACAATTTACTGTTAACAGGTTTGTACAAGAGAACCTAGAGAAGTATCCCAAGGCTACCAAGGACATTGTAAAGTCTTGCATGTACCAGCGAACCATAGCTAGTGCAAAGGTACTTGAGGAAGAGGCATTCCGTTTCCCTTACTTCCTAGACTCCCGCTCTCGTATGTATGTGACTACGACTTGCGGTGTTAGCCCTCAGGGTGCCGATCACGAGAAAGCACTATTGATACCAAGTTATGCCCAAGTCCTCTCAGAAGTGGGATATGCCGCTCTGCTGGAGGCTACCGAAGGCTATTCAGAACAGGAGTGGTCTGTTGAGCAAATGTGGATGCACGCCAGTGAACCAGGCAAGTACGTTGACGAGTGGCACACGGCTGATAAGCCCTTCTGTTACCTCGCTAATGCAAAACTGATAGCTGAGTACCACATTGATAAGAATCGCCCCCTGCCAGCCTTTATACCGCTAGACGGGCGTTGTTCAGGGCTGCAACACTGGAGCGCTTTAACCCGTTCGAATGCCATTACCCGCCACATTGGGATGCATGAGGAAGCGCACGACCTAGACATCTATGAGTACATTGCAGACAAGTGGAAGCAAACCCTACCTGATGACAAGAAGCACTATGCTACAAGGAAGGCGGCTAAGATCCCTGTCATGACTTGGGGATACAATGCCAAGATGGTAACCAGTGCTGATCATATGGCCAGCTTGTTTGGTGCTACCTCGTACTGGGATGTAGATGAAGAGAAGTATGTGTATAAGGATGATGGGCTGGAGCGTGCTGAAACTTTCCAGTTAGGCAAGGAAGTCTATGAGAGTCTTAATGAGACCTTGGGCGAACTGTCTGAGGCTGTCGGTTGGGTGAGTGATGCTGCTGCTACCATAGCCAAAGCTGGCAATGTTGACATTGAGTGGATAACACCTGATGGCTTCAACTGTGTACAGCGTAAGGTGGCTGGAGTTAAGAAGGTACTAGCATGTAAGCTAAGCAATGGTGAAGAGTTCCAATTGCAGATCAAAGACTTTAGCGAGCGGCTACCTTGTTCACGTAAGCACAGGTCAGCCATAGCACCTAACATCATACACAGCTTGGATGCTACTCACCTGCGCATGGTAGCCAGGAAGATGGACTTGCTTGGTATACCCATGGTTTTCATTCATGATTCCTTTGCCACACATGTAAATTACAGACCCGAATTGTACCGTCTGATCGTTGATTGCTTCATAGAGCTGTACTCAAGGAACTATATGCAGGAGCTAAAGGTCTATTGGGAAGCCAAGTATGAGGTCGATTTAGGGCCTGTAACGGGGCTTGGAGATTGGACTCCAGAGAGCATGGTCAATCTAGAAAAGTTTTTCGTCTAGAGCCTTAGTCCCCCGTGGATATTTGCCAAAAATGTATGTGAGACTTGTGCTATTGATAAGGGTCTCTCAAAAGTCATGGGGGGTAAGGGGGGTTTCTTTAAGTCTTTTAAAGCAAGCGAAGCGCGGTAGCACTCCAGTACTTAGGATTTGTCTTTAATTATTTATTATTAGTTATTATTAACTGTTTAGTTCTATCTAGTACTATCTAGTACTGTTTAGTTTAGGAGAATAAACTCATGTCATCATGGGATGAAGAGATACACGAACTGTTTGGTAAGCGCCAGGACGACCCTGATGCTATCGACGACATTGTAGAGTCACTACACAACCCACATAGGAGCCAAGGCACCTTTAGTAACTTGGAGAAGATACTTGACCGACCTAATAAGCATAAGCCACGAGTCAGAGCAGATAGCTCAACTGATGGCAGCTCACAACGGCAACCTCAAGCTAGTATCCCGCCAGCACTTAAACCATAACCTAATGAGCCTCAAGCGAGCAATCCAGCAAGACCCTGCCATACGTGCAAGGTATACTGAGTTGTTAGCAGAGAAGTTAGGCGAGGCTGGCTTGCACATTACAGAACGTATCTTGCAGATGGTTGAGTTACAAGAGACAGCCTTAGGTAGAGGACAGGAAGATGAGGAAGGTAACGAGATACAACTACTTCCTGATGTAAATGCCGCTATCAAGATCTCGCAAGAAATTTCACGCTTAATTGCTGAAGCCAAAGGACAACAAGTCACTGGCCAAGCTGCCATTATACTGGTGTCCAAAGAAGGAGCTAATGACATTCTATCAGCATTCTTGGACTCCTAAGGAGTACCATGAGCTACATAGATTCATTAGAGAACCATGAGGTTGATGCTTTACGTGAGTTGCTACTAAGTGACTTCAAGAAGTTTTCATCCTTTTGCTTCAGAGTACTAACAGGTGCCAAGCTTGTTTATGTCGATTACTATGATGTCCTGTTCACAGCCATACAAGAGCTGATAGATCAAGAGACACCTAGAATGATAATAAACATACCACCGCGAGCAGGCAAGACACTAATCGTCTCCCAAATGCTTCCGTTGTATGCTTGGTGCGTCAACCCCTGTGCCCAGACTATCCTTACTGGGTTTAACACTGATGTACTTGCAGAGAGTGCAGGCTACATACGTGCCATAATGAGCGACCCCGACTTCGAACGCGTCTTCCCAGATGTGGTCATTGATAAGATGAAGAAGTCCGTGGAGAAGCTTGGCACCGAGAGTGCAGGGGTTCTACATGCGATACCACCCACAGGTAAGATGACTGGTAAAGGTGCTGGCACGCTTGTAGAAGGTTCTTTCTCTGGTCTATTCTGTATTGATGATTACCTCAAGCCAGATGATGCCAACTCACCGACCGAACGTGAGAAGAGTAACAACCGCTACCAAAACGTTTTGCTGTCCCGTCTTGCTACTGAAGAGACACCTCTAGTGATTATCATGCAACGACTGAATGCAGATGACCTATGTGGCTACCTCATGAAAGGCGGCGATGGCTCCATATATAAATGGCTGAACATTCCTGGCATCATAACCAAGGAAACGGGCAGTCAAGCTTACTACGATGCAGAGATAAAGAAGTTTGGCTATACACATGTCGAACCTATCCTGTACGACCTAGAGCGACCACCTGAAGCTTTCGATGAGTTTGGTGAGTCTAGCTTCTGGCCTAAGCGTAAGAACATTAAGACTCTGCAAACCATGCGCATGAAGGATGCCTATACATTCTACAGCCAGTACATGGGGAGTCCTATCGGTAAAGGTAAAGTCTCTATCACAAGGGAAGACATTGCTCTCTATGAAAAGCTAGACCTTAGCAAGATCAGGTTTGCTTTCATGACCGCTGATACAGCCTCCACTACCAAGACCTACTCAGATTACACAGTAGCTTGCGTATGGGGGATGCACCAGGATGGAAGGCTTTACCTATTAGATGTAATACTCGGTAAGTGGACTGTGCCTGAGCTTATTAGACAGATGAGAGACTTCTGGGATAAGCATCAAAAGTGGAACCCAAACGCAACAAGGATACGACCTACTGCACTTCATATGGAGGATAAGTCTTCTGGCTTGTTCTTGAATCAACAGTTCATGGAAGATGGTACGGTAACAGTCGAGCCAGTAGCTAGAGATGGCACAACAGCCAATGACAAGTTCACTCGCTTCCTTAATGCTATACCCTACCTAAAGTCAGGTGAGATTGTCTTACCGGCTGTACATGAACACTTAGAACATATGATCCTTGAACTTGTAGGTCAGTCAGAGTTTGGTTCCTCAACAGGACATGATGACTTTGCTGACAATGTTGCCGATGCTGCCATTATAGGTTTCGCTGAAGGTGGCATGAGCTACGAGGCTTGGAGCTAGGAGTTACTAATGAGTCTCAAGACTAGATTGGATGGAAGATCCGATAAGAACAAGTCATTCGATATTAAGGATGAGTCAGGTGGTATCCTGGCTACTATAACTTTGGTCAGCGGTTCGTCTGTAACATTAGATGTTGATACTGCCTCTGGCCTGTACATTGAAAAGCCTTCGGGCTGGAACTCGCTCAAGGGATAACATGGCTATAACAATGAACATAGCTCAGAGTAAGAACCAAGGTAATGGCATGTACGGTGCCTATGCTGCCGGTAACGCTCCTGAGATTTCGCAAGAACTAAACAGCATCACATTCGACAGCTTCGAAAACTATGCTGGTGATGTTATACCTATCAAGCGCTCTACCAGTTCCGAGGGAGACATACGCAAGTATTTCCAAAAGGATGCTGACACTTCGGGCGATCGACGTGATGGTACTGCCGAGATAACAAGTGACAAGCCTTTGTTCGGTACTAAGTCCATGCGCATTATATGTGACACTGGATCTATCCGTAACGGTGGCAATGGCTCGCCTGGTAACGCTGGCTCCATGTTTCTGTCTTACTACAACCAAGATAATGCAAGCAAGTACTCTCAGTTAAGTGAAGAGACTGCCGCAACTTGGCAGAAGAAGACGTACAACATGATGCGCTATTGGATCTGGAATCCACCTAGCACTGTCGTGGCTGCAACAACTGCGAGTGAAGCTGCTGGAGGTGGTGTCTATGCAAACAACGCTGGGCAACCTGATGGAGCAACTAACCATCACATGGGTATCTATCTACGTCGTCCTGGCTCTGGTACTGGTACTAAAGAGACTGATAACTTCAAGCTATACCACTACTACAACCTTGACTATGTTAACAACTGGCATTGCATAGAAGTAGATGCGTGGCCTGATGCTCAACGTTCTGACAAAGAATCATACGGTGATCCAGGTGACTGGTACTGGCCAATGGAGAACACTTTCGGCAACAACGATTACTCTGATTACACAGGCGATACTCGTGCTGAGAACTACTTCGACATGATCACTTACTTCTACATATCTGATAAGTACGGGGTAGACAACTATCCTTCGACTTGGTGGGTAGATGGCATTGAGTTCTATACTGAGCCTTATGCTGATGTAGATTACCAGAACATTAAAGGTTGTGCGCATACGATCCGCCAAGACCCTGGCAATGAAAATACAGTTTGGGTTCAGTGGGGCCGTAACGAGACAGTAAGCAAGACTGATGGAGTCTATTCTGTTAAGTATGCGTACTCTTCCTTCTATGATAATGGTGGCTTCGATGCTCATGGTACTGAAGCACCTACAAGTAAGAAGCAAGATCCTTGGAATGCTGTTGTCGGTGTAAACTCTGGCGGACACAACAAGGTACATTACCAGACTGACCAGATACCTTTGGTTGGACAGGATGTAGTTTACGTGGCTGTCAAGCGCAACACTGAAGCAACGGCATTCCGTGAGTTCCGTATACCAATCACAGCCGCTGGCTACCCAACACTAGGAGCATAAGAAATTGGCTACTCATTTACTTGGTACTGACTATGCTACTATCCAGGCGTGGCATGATGCAGAAAGAAATACCGTAGACGCCGAGGGAGCAATCCTTCAGGTGCCTGCGGGCACGACTACCCTTACTGGTAACTTCCAGTTTAGATATGGTTCGGCTGCTGCTATCACGGTAACGGCTGCACCTGGTGCTGAATGCGTCGGTGATATTCGTACTGCAACATTACCTAGCATTGCTGTCTTGGATGCTGGCGGGTTCAACTTAGACTTCCGAGAGAACAATGTTAAGTTCTTGAACATGTACGTGCGCAACTTTGACTTCACTACAACTGGCGATACTTATAACGAGTTAACCTTTGAAGCCTCAGTCATAGATGCTTACTTCAACATGACGAACAACTCGACCAATGTTAACTTTACTGACTCTGTAGCTGTCCAGCACCCTGGCGATGCAAACGGTAATGCTAACAAGGTGATAGATTTACAAGGCGCGGTTGGCATGACTGGCCTGCGTTCTTCGTTCATCAATGCTGCTGGTGGCACTTCAAGTGCAAACGCTTGTGTATTCTTGCGAACAACTGGGGCTTCAAGCTTCAACCGCTGTGTACTGCACTCGCCTACTAACCCTGCATTCCTACTTAGCTCGGGCACAGCTCCTACTGGATCTGCCAACAATGCTGCTAGTGATGCCACGTTCAATGCTTATGGTGCTGTAACTGCTGGAGTAACTTCCGGCGACTTCATGGACTATGCTGCACGTGACTACCGTCTAAAGTCTGAATCGGTTCCTGCCTTACTAGGTACGACTGCCGGTGCTTTCATACAGGCTGTAGTTGACCAGAACCCACAGCTTGATTCTGCCGTACCTGATGTATCTTTTGCCACTGGCTCTGTAATCAATATAGACATTGGCCAACACTTCTCAGATCCTAACGCAGGGGATACATTAACCTTCTCTGTAACTGGTGGTACTATGCCAACTGGCATGGCTCTGACCTCCGCAGGTTTCCTAACAAGCGCGGGTACTGAAGGTGTTGCTGGTGCTGTAGCTATTACTGTTACTGCTTCCGATGGTGCTGGCCCTACTGCGTCTGATACATTCAACATAACGATCACGGCTATTGTCCCAATCATTGTAGATGTTGACGGCGATAACTCGGTAGAAGCTGGACAGGTTGGGGTAGTAGTTAATGGTACTGACCTTGATGTAAACCCAACCACTCAGAACATATTACTTGGTGGGCAAGCACTTACTGTAACTGACTGGTCTACAGATGATCCTGTAGTAACCATCCCGTTACATATAGCACTAGATTGGGATCGACCTTACACATTCTCTGCTGAAGATGATGCTGGTGTCGTAACCTTTGGTACGCAAGTAACCCTTGCTAAGCCTGCTACTTGGTCTGTTGTTGAGTTCACGGATGTAACTATCCCTACTGATACGGCGGGTACCGAGACAGTACAAGAGCACACACCTAGTGATACAACCATTGGTAGTATTACCTTAGCTGTTGGCGATCGTATTGCCTTTGCCACAACTACTGGCCTTACCATAGGCGCTGACGGTAGTGTACAAGTTGTCCCTGCTGCAAGTGTTTCTATACCGTACAAGATATGGGATGCAAGTGCTAACGCGTGGACTCCAGTAAGTACATTGAATATCAACAACACTGGCGCGGCTGCGGCTCCTCCTTTGTTTGCTGGTACTATCGGTGCTAAGTCTGGGAAGATAGGGGTTGCATTATCTGGTGAGAGTGTATCTACATTCTTCTCAAATGCACCTACTTCTTATGCTGTACAGGCTAGTACTTTACCTGCTGGTGTAACTCTAGATAACTCAGGCAACTTAGTTGGCACGCCCACGGCTGTTGGAGTTAGTGCTGGTATAGTTATTCGGGCTACTAACGCTGATGGCTTTGCAGACTCTAATGCGTTTACTTGGACTGTTGTTGATACCTTCCCTCCTTTGTTCAGTGGTACGCTTGCTGACCAGACACACGAGATAGGTACGGCTATTGACTATGACATCACTGGGCCTTGGTCTACTGATGAAGAGCCTAAGAAGCTTCCAACGTCATATGCTGTGACTGCTGAGACCTTACCTGCTGGCATATCCTTAACGGCTGCTGGCAAGTTCGTAGGCACCACCCAAGCTATTGGCGTAAACACAGGCATAGTTGTTACTGGTACTAACGCTGATGGTTCGTCTTCTTCTAACGTGTTTAGCTGGACTGTTACGATTGCATCTAACGCACCTGTTATATCTGAAACTTTGGTGGATGGTGTGACTGGCGTACCTTATGCAAACAAAGCAGGCGTACGAATCACAGTGTCAGGTTCCTTTGGTGGGACTCAACTAACTGTGCCGACTACGTTCTCTACTGATGCAAACGGTTTGTTCTCTGTAGCTATCTTGGGTCTAACCTTGGGTGCCCCGTACTTCTGTGAATTCATTAGTGCAGACGGTGCTATAACAGAACTTCATGTAATGACAGCAAAGGCACCCTAAGCTATGGCCAACTACACCTTTGGCCCTAACTCAGTACCAGGGGGATTCACATTTGGTGCTTCCCTCTACGTCGCTCCTGGTGCTGGCACACCTATCCAAGGCAGTTACACCTTCGGCCCTAACAAGCGCGGAGATGCTTACGTCTTTGGTAAGTCCATAGTGCCAGTACTTATTGCTGACGTAGTAACTACTGAGGATGTGGTTATAGTACAACGTGACTCATATGTAATTGATATATTCCCGAGGTAAGACATGAGCTGTGAGATTGTTTATAAGTGGCCTTGTTCATACCAAGGTTCAGAAAAGTACTTCGGCATTAACCTAGCGTCCTTCCTTGCTAAAGAGGGAGAGACCCTAAGTGGTGTCGTTTGGACTATCCCAAATGGGCTTACCCTTATGGATGAGCGGATCGAGTTTAACGTGGCTTACATAAAGCTGTCCTTAGACTACACAGGGCAATACAAGATACCTGTAACGATCTTCTCTGTAGAAGGTAATACTACCCAAGCAACTAAAGAAGTTATCCATCTAGAGGTAGACTCTATTGTCTAGAACAAACATACCCACCTATGATTTTAGTATAGGACGTGGCCGTGACAGGACTGTAAATTTTAGATACCGAGCCGATGGCGCACCCGTTAATCTAGGTGGTATGGTTCTAGAATTTGTATGTACTAACGCAGCTCTTAACCAGAACGCTGTCATTGAGTTTCCTAGGTCTGGTGAGTTCACGCTTGCCTTTCCTGCCTCAATGACTACATCACTAGCTAGCCGTAACCTTAAGTATCAGATCATCATACACCCTGAGGGTATTGGTGGGCCTAACAGAATACTCATGAGTGGTAAGGTAGAGCTAGTGCAAGGACTCGTATGACTGACATAATTGAAATTGATGTACCTGGCCCTCAAGGAGCGGTCGGAGATGCAAGTGAAATACGTGGTGCAGATGCGCCAGAAGCTTACGATGGATCTATAGTTTACTTGGCAGGATCTCTAGTAACTTACCAAGGTAAGGAATACAAAGCCTTAGTAGATACAGTCGTGGGCCTATTTATAATAGCAAGTTGGAAGGAGGTATCGCTACATTCTGTAGAGGCTCGCCTAACTAGCTTGGAAGCGGCAGTACTTATACTGCAAGGTTAAGAAAATGCTTTTGACAGACCAGTGGCAGGTAATTGCTACAGATGGAAACATCCTTGTGCAGAAAAGCAACAAGGCTTCGGTGTCCCTGTGCTATGCAGACCAAACGCCGACAGTGGAGAGTACCTTCGGTCTGGATACAAGGAGGGTCGAGCCCTTCCCAGCGAGTGTAGTTCCTGGTAGGAAGTTGTATGCTAGGACTACAGTACCTGATCAGAACTGCACACTTACTATAGAGTTAGTGGATACCTTAGGTACATTAAGCACACAAATAGCTGGTGTGGATGCAGTAAGTACAGAGTATACAAGCAACACTACCTTAGCTGCTAACCCCGACAGGAGTTACTTATTCATCAAAACTATTAGTGGTACAACCACTTTAGCTATAGGTGGAGGCGCAGGTTTAATACCAGTTCCAGGGTTCTATGAGCCATTTATTGCACCAACAGGGACTATTGATATAGTAACTGATGGTGTGGTTATAGTGGTGGAGGGTTAACAATGCCTTATAGTGACGTAAACATTCCCCTTGAAACACACTTATACTACAACCCAGTGACGGATAGGATAGAGGCAGCTAAGCCTGTACAAACCACGTTGAACTCCTTCTTCCTAGGGGAGCAGCATAAGATGTCATCAGGTGGCGAGAACGTATTCTTTACTAACCTGACTTCGGATATTGACTGGTACCCTATGTGGGGTGGCGTTAGGGATCACGAGGTGGTAGGCAATAGGGATAGTACTGGTGTGATCGCCCCTTCTGCTCGTGTGTACAACCCATACCAAGAAGTGGAGTTCTACGGGCCTGCCACGGCTGGTGCTGTTGACTATGCAGGTACTACATCTTCTGCCCTAGAGTCTGCATCTATCTTTGGTATCGAATTGGTGTTGGCTGAACCTGTTAATGGAACCCTTACTTACAGAGCCTACTACGGGACTGACGATACGGGTAACGAGGTATACAAGCAAGAGAGGTTAACAGTAGGTGTTGCTGGGGACATAGTTGAGTGGTGGTTTGAACACCCACTTGAGGTACATCCACCAACTGATGTCTTCTCTTTGATTACAAAGGCTGACGGAAGTAAGTTACAGGTTCGTCCTGGTACAGTGCCCAACACACACCACTATGTCAAGCTTAAGGGTAGAACCTTTGCCGATAAAGACCTAGAGTACATATCCCCCTATGACCTACTAACTAGTATGGACTTTAGCGAGGATATTGCAGGCAACCACATACTGTTTACAGATCCAGACACCTCGGAGGCACTAAAACCTTTCTTCATCAACGAACTAAAAGCTGTTGATAATGGTAGCGGTGGTATAAGGGTATATATAAAAGATGGACTGAAGACTTACATCAATGCCCTAGACCTTACAACTACCTTTATTAGTGGTAGTCAGGTAACCCAAGTACTGCCTACAGCAATCAATGAGTTAAATAGCTTGTTCTCAAAAACAGGGACACCCACTAGCAGCATACCTGTTATAACGTCTAGCTTAGCCTTAGGTATAACTGCTGGTGACAGCATCAACTACACAGTTACTGGGGATTATGGCTCAGAGGTTATATGGGATCTATCTGCAACAGCAGGAGTAGTATCCAAAACAGGTAACAACTGGAATATAATGGGAGGCTCATTGCTCTCGCCAGGAGTGTACAACGTACCCATAGTACTATTAAACTCAAATGGCCAAGACGCAGAGACACTAGTAATTACTGTCAGCAACCCACCCTACAACAATACAAAGTCTATACTATCAGAAGGTGGAGACTACCTAGCAGCACAAGCTCTGACTACTAACCCACTATACCGTGCAGCAAACGGGACTGGTGCAAGTGACGCGTGGACTATATCTTTGTGGTTTAAGGGTGGCACTAATGGTAACTCTAGACAGACAATAGTATCCTTTGGAGGTAACGATGGTAGTAACGAAGGTAGGGTAACGCTAAGGTGGGACAATAGTAATAACGATGAAAAGTTAACACTCTTGTATGGGTCTGATAATAACTTATTGGAACTTAGTACTCCTGACGCCAGCTTACTAGAAGAGGTTTGGAGACACATAACAGTTACCTATGATGGAGGAACGACCGGCTCTTCTTCAGGGTCTGTAGCTGCATACTATAGTAGGTTCGGTATATGGGTGGATGGGGTTGCACAAACACTGTCTGGCTCCGAGAGCAACTATGGATTCTCTGGTGAAATACCCGATGAGTTATTCTTAGTTGGTGAGGATGCTAGTGGAGGCAACCATCTAAGGGATTGCTACATAAGTGAGCTGGCCTTGTGGAGTGGTGACGAGGGTTCTAATGTTGCATCTATATACAACTCTGGATCAACTCATGACTTAGAACTGTTGGCATCTCCTCCGGTAAACTACTGGAGGATGGGAGATGGCGACACCTACCCAACTATACAAGACAATATAGGTAGCTTAGACCTGACTATGTTTAACATGACAGCTTCAAATATAGTTAACGACGTTCCATAACATAGTATTTAAGATGAAACCTAAACAGGACGAGCCACTAAATATGGCAGAAGTCTCATAACTAAGGAGGCACTATGCCCTCAGAAACAGAAACAGTCATAAGGGGAGAAGTGAAAACTGCATCCTTGTTCGATGGGCTGTCTAACCTGGCAACAGGTCTTGGTGGTGCTAAGGATAAGTCCTCTCATAATGTCTGGTCACACTCAGGCCGTAATGCAGATCACCCTACTCTATCAGCTCGCTTCCGTGAAGATTGGTTGAGCCAGAAGATCTGTACTATCGTGCCTCAAGACATGACAAGAGAGTGGCGCGAGTTTGATTCACCATTAGCCACTGAGGCTGACGTGCACTTCAATGTTGCTAACCTTTTCAGGGAGGCTTACAAGTGGGCAAGGCTGTATGGGACTAGCTTCATCGTACTAGATGTCGCTGATGGGCGAGCTTTAGACAAACCAATTAACTGGAAACGTCTCAAGCCTGGTTGCCTTAGATCCATGACAGTGGTAGATAGAACTCGTATAGTTGCCACAGGAGACATAGATCAAACACCTATGTCCCCTACCTTTGGAATGCCAGACCTTTACCAGTTTGTAAATACGAACAGCCCAGTACATAAGAGTCGGTTGATCCGCTTCGAAGGTACAGAGCTTCCTATCTATGAACGGCAAAGAAACCTCTGGTACTCTGACTCTGTACTCATTCCTTTGACCCAACAGATTGACAACTTCCATACAGCCTCTCATGCTGCCGCTCAAATGGTGCAAGAAGCTAACGTTGATGTCATAAGTATCAAAGGACTCCAGAACATACTAACCGATCAAGAGGGTACGTCTGCAATGCTTAACCGCTTCTTAGAGTGGAATAGCATCAAGTCAACCTTCGGCGTGAGTATACTGGATCAGAATGAGATCTATGAAAAGAAGACAGTCCAGCTTTCAGGAGTCAAGGACTTAATCTGGGAATACCTCAAGATAGTTGCAGCCAGTGTAGGGATACCTGCTACTAGATTCTTATCAGCTTCTCCTGACGGCATGAATGCAACGGGCGAGTCTGACCTAGTTAACTATATTGAGATGCTAGTAGGTCTTCAGAAGAGTATATACAATCCTCGTGTTGACATTGTTGACCAGCTTATGGCTGCACACTTCGGTATCGGAGAAGACGAGTTCAAATATAAGTGGAGTTGTATATTCCCTGAGTCAGCCGCACAGAAAGCCGAGCGTCTTGTAAACCTTTCAGAGGCACACAAGAACTGGGCAGACAGTGGCATAGTCTCTCGTGAATCTATCTTGGAAGAACTAAAGGATGCTAACATCTTTAAGGATACAGCCAAGGTAGGCGACAACCCTAACCCACCTAAACCAATCGGAGGCAGCAATGCTCCTAAGTAACATTCATTTCGAGGACAGAATCTCAGTCCCGACTAAGCGCATAGTAACTGACAATGGTCAGATGATTGTACCTTGTGCCTTTGCAAGAACTGGCGAGCAGATGTACACCGCTGCCCAGCTTGGCCTTGTTGATGAAGAACCTACCAAGATCATTACAGTACACCGCAGCGAAAGCCAAGTGTTTGATGATGCATCTATGGATAGTTTCCGCTCTGTACCTGTAACTATTGGACACCCTAAGACTGCTGAAGGCAAGCCTATGGCTGTCACAGTAGACAATGCTGGTGCGTTACAAGTAGGTATGTTGGAAGGACGACCTCACCGTGTAGAAGATACTCTATCTGGTGTCTTGGTATTGTCTAACCAGAAAGCGCTTGATGAAGTAGAAGAAGGCGTTGTTGAATTGTCTGCGGGATACACCTGTGACATTAAAGTCGAAGATGGACGGTTCGAGCAAGTAAACATTCGAGCTAACCACATCGCAATTGTTAAGCATGGCCGAGCTGGATCAAGCTGCCGTATCTCTGATGAAGCATTAATTGTTATTGATGAGATGGGTGACGAAGATAAAGCCAAACATGTTGCTGTTGAAGATAAAGAGTTGGACGCGGTTCTAGTCATGGCTAAACACATGTCAGATGCACGCGAAGAGCTGGTTACATTCAAGGCAGTACACGATAAGTCCTTAGTTGAGGTAGAGAAGTTAAACACTGCTGTATCTGAGCACCAGGCTATTGTTGATGCCAAAGACGCTGAAGTTGCCAAGGCAGTTGCAGCTAGTAAGGAAAGTGTTGTCGAGCGCTGTCAAGTACTTGATGAAGCACGCTTCCTTGTTGGTTTGACTGGCTTTGAAGACAAGAGCCTTACAGCTATCAAGGCTGAGGTTATCAGCGAACTAATGCCTGATCTAAAGTTTGATGCAGAAGATGAAGCGTATGTTGGTATGCGTTACAAGATCTGTGTTGAAGATGCGGATAAGGATACCCCGATGGGTCGAGAGCTTAAGAAGCACTTAAAGACAACTGTTGAAGATGCAAAGCCTGTAATCAGCAAAGTTGACGAAGCCCGTCAGAAAGCAATAGCGCGTAACGCGTAATCACCCTTTAAGGAAATAGAAATGACTATCCAAAACTTTAACTTGTACACAGCTCGTGGTTACGCTGGAGATCTTTGTGATGCTTCATCTGCAACTGTTAAGCAGACTGGTGTATTACTAGCTGGAACTTTAGGTTTCGGTATTGCTGTACAGCCTTCTGGTGTTGACCAGGGTATCGCTGTTGGTTCTCCTGAGATTGGCGCATCATCTCTCACTAACGTATACGGCATCTCTTTGCGTGAGTACAACCATGAAGCTGGCACTCGCCCTTCTACTGGTACTGACTTCCTGTATCGAGTTAACGAGTCTGTATCTATCTTGCGTCAAGGTTTCATTTACTTGAAGCTTACTGGTGCAACTGCGATCATTCGTGATGCTGCTTTGCGTGTTGTAGAAGCTACTGGCTTGTTCACTAACGTGGCTGCGGCTGGTACATCTACTTGCTTGAACGTTCACGCGGTGCAGCCTGCTGTTACTGACGAGATCTTTAAAGCACGTATCGACATTAGCTATACTCAGACTGCGTAATAGTAGTTAACTAGTACATGGCCTGCCTAGGGTGGGCTAACAAAACCCTTAAAGGAAATATTAGAATGCGTATTATCCAAACAATGCTACATGACGAAGCCGGTAACGATACAGAAGTCGGTGATTTCACATTGAATGACAACATGTGTTTCTTGGTCGATGCTGGCCACCTCATGAACGATGACGAAGGTATCTTCTTCCAGCGTCAGTTAGAACACATCCAAGCTAAGTCTTATGATGTATTGTACCCTGAGCTTATGGCTCGTAAAGTGTTTACTACTAACACTGAAGGCGGAGAAGGTGTTAACTCGCTGACTTACCGTAGCTATGATAAGCGTGGCGAAACTTCTGTTATCGCTGGTAAGGCAACTGATTTACCTCGTGCTGACATCTCTGGTCGAGAATACTCTATCGGTGTTAAGACTCTTGGAACTAGCTACGGCTACTCACGTCAGGAGATCGCTGCTGCTAAGTTAGTAGGTATGCCTCTTGATGCACAGAAAGCTGCCGCTGCTGCTAAGTCATACGAAGAGAAGGTTAACGCCTTGATCTGGTTTGGCGATATTCCAAATGCACTACACGGTTTCTTCTCTGGCCCAGTTGGAGCACCTGCTTTGACTATCACTAAGACTCAAGCGGCTGCTGCTGCTGGTGGTGGTAACTCACGTGTCTGGGGTGTTGACAAGACTCCTACAGAAGTAATCGCTGATCTAACTGGCGCTTGCTCACAGCACTACACTCAGACATTGAAGATCTTCCGTCCTGACAAGATCCTTATCTCTGTTGAGAAGAAGTTGTATTTGATGAACACTCCTCGTTCTGATCAGTCAGACATGAGCATTATGTCTTGGTTCTTAGCCAACAACCAGTTCATCAAATCTGCTGACGACTTCATTGACGTTAACGAAGTAGATGGCATCTATGCGACTGACGGTGGCGTATTCGTTGAAGCTGGTACTGCTGGCAATGGCTTCACAACTATCTGCTCTGGTGCGGATAATGCACGTGTACGTGAAACCTACCCTATGGTTCACTTACCTATCCAGTACGAGGGATTAGAGTTTGTAACCAACTGCTACGGTCGATTCGCTTCTCTAGAGTGTATCCGCCCAGCCGCATTCCAGCACTTCTACGGTATCTAATATCTAAGGAAAGGCAATGATTGAGTTGATAAAGCTTATCATTGCCAAGCCTGGTAATGCAGTAACAGTGATCCTATGCCTTGGTGTATTCACCTTGGGTGGGATTGCTGGTACGACCACTACAGCCTTGGCCGTGATCGACAAAGAGCAGAGAATCAGCGAGACTTACCAAGCAAAAGCAGATCTTAACCAAGAGATGTTTATTCGTATGGATCAGAACTTAATTGATCTAAAGCTCCACTTCATACCAACCAAATAGAGAACCATCATGGAATTATCAAACAACACATTATGTAACCAGTGCCTTATCGTAGTTGGAAAGCCAACACTACTTATTCCTGGCGAAGGCAAGCTGACCCTATCCGATAAAGAATGGAACGACTATGCTCCTCATGCAGAAGACTTGCTAGCCTCTGGCAACGTTGAGATCACAGTAGATCCTGTATTGTCTGAAGAAGACAAGGCAGAGCTTGCACGAGTCAAGTTAGAAGAAGCACGTGCCTTAATTGCTAAGGCCGATTCAAAGTAAGGAGTTGCTATGGCGACTGTATCACAATTTCAAACACGCTTCCCTGAGTTCTGCTCAGAGGATGATGCCAGGGTACAGATGTTCTTAGATGACGCTGCCCTGAGCATGGGTGATCCTGGACGCTGGAGCCTGTCTTATGATAGAGCACACCAGTACCATGCTGCCCACTTGCTGTACGTCGCCACTGCTACCCTTGATGGTGATGGAGGTTCAATAGCTCCTACCAAGAAACAGGAAGTTGACGGCGTAATGTTCGAAGCTGCTGTTGATAGTATCGCCCCTGACGCTGAAGACTTCTGGTCATCTGCTTATGGTAAACAGTATGCCTTAATAAGGATGCGTTACTTTAGCGGGCCAGTGGGAGTATAAGTATGGCGATGAATATGGGACGGGCTTTTAACGCCAAGTTCATGACACGTATTACCTTGTACTCGATTGCCCAAGGAAGGCGCAACGAAGTTAACGACTGGATAGAGGGTAGAACCACTTCCAAGTACGTGCGTGTTGTGCTGTCCAGTGGTAACAAGTTCTCGCAGTTTGACGAAGGTGTATCTATCAAGAACATGGAAGGTGGTATCCGTACCTCTGACTATAGACAGATATATGTGAAGGCACACTACGGGGTTAAGATCGGTGACAAGTTTGGTCACAAAGGTGAGTACTACCACATACTCCAGAACTCGGATGAAGAAGTCTTTGGCTTTGACGGGTTCATGATTGAGAAGGCTAAAGGATGGGTGCCTAATGCGAAGTGACATACAAACTATGCAGCGCTTTATGGATCTGCTGACCGGCACTCCCTTGTTCTCTCATCCAGCCAGGACGGGTGGTGATAGACCTGAGGGTGAGTTCTGTAGTATTTCCCTACTTACTGAGAAGCCTGTTGGTATGCCTAACAAGGTTATTACTAAACAGACTACTGACGAGACTACCTACACAACAGTGACACCTACCGTACTTCGGTTTAGGGTGGGCATTGTTGAAACTGATGGGATAGCTTCTACTCAGATACTAGGCGGTTGGCATAGAGAAAGCGTTAAACAGCTCATGATGGAAACAGGCTTCGGCTTTGTATCTATCCATCCTATTGCTCTTGAGGATGCTAAACTAGAAGAGTTCTGGGAAGCAAGGCAAGGTGTGTCTATTGATATGTACACCGTCCGTAAGGATAGTGAGGTAGTTAATAACATTACTGGCATGGTAATCAACGGGAACTTCCATGAACCTGATGGTAACAAGATAGCCTTACAACTAAATATAAATCCTTAACAGGGAATCACTATGACAATCGAAACAACCGAGTTTGCGAATGTTTCTATAGCGGTATCACCTACTGGTGTGTCTAGCGGGAACTTCGGTATCTTAGGCTTTCTAACCAAAGTCTCAGACGACTCTATCACGTCTATCCTGCCTGCTGAACGTGGGCGAGCTTACAAAGGTTTATCCTTTGTAGGTATTGATTGGAATACTGCCTCTGAAGTATACAAGGCTGCTACAGCTTTCTATGCACAGACACCTACTCCAACTGACTTTACTGTTCTAATGAACTACGATGTTGCCCAGAGTGCTGCCCTTGTTGGTGGATCTCATGGAACCATTGCACAGCTTCAAGCTATCACAACTGGTACTCTTACCTTAACTGTTGATAACGTTGCTGTAAGCTTGACTAACCAAGATCTATCTGGCGCGGCTGATTTCGCGGCTGTTGCTGTTATTATCCAGGCGGCTGTAGATGCTGTTGTTGGCGGTGCTACTTGTGAGTATGGGGCCTATGGCTTTATCCTTCGCGGTAACAACACTGGTGGAACTGGTAACACTACCTTCTGTACTGGAACTCTTGCTTCCTTGTTAGGCTTTGCCCAGCATCAAGGTAAGATCAGCCAAGGTGTTGCTGTTGAAACTCCCATTGACTCCCTTGCTGCAACCCTTACACAGGGCATCAAGTTCGTTGGATTGGACTATCATAAAGATTGGCGCGACCAAACTGGTAATGCTGATAACGAAGATACTATTGATATAGCTAACTGGTGTGAGGCTGCTAAGAAGATCCACATGCATACCTCTAACTCATTGGTATCATTGACTAGCCTTATCACTACCGACACTATCAGCCAGATGAAAGCCGCTACCCTGCGACACACTCTATCTAGCTTTAGTAAGAACACTGAACTCTATCCTGGTTCTGGCGTGTTCGGTCGAGTAGCTAGCGTGAACTTCTCTGGTATTGGCACGACCATGACCATGAACCTCAAGCAACTTCCTGGCATCACTGCTGAAGACTTGAACCCTGCTGAGTACGCTGCCTTAACTGGTAAGTACGGATCAGCGGTTGTGAAAATTGGTTCTGAGGTTAACGCCTATGTAAACTCTCGTATGGCTTCTGGCTCCTGGCTAGATACTACCCACGGACTATTGTGGTTAGAGAACCGTATCGAAGTGGATATGTTCAACTTCATCTATCAAGATCCTGACAAGGTTCCTTATACACAGACCGGTCTTAACATGACTGAAGAAGTGTTAGAGCGTTCCTTGCAAGCGGCTGTCCGTAATGGCTTGTCTGCTCCTGGCTATCTTGCTGATGGAACTTACCTTCCTGAAGGATACCGTATCAAGGCTGTACTATTGGGTGACGTAGCGTCTGCTGATAAGTCTGGACGTATCTACAAGGGTCTTTCATTTGACATGGTTGGCGCTGGCGCGTTACATCAGGTTGAAGTTTCTGGCACATTCGCGGAGTAAATTGAACCATGGCTATGTATCAATACAGCTTTGCTAACACTGACCTAGTGTTGGCTATCCCCGATTCAGTTGGTAACTACCGCCGAATCAAAGTCGAAGGCTATCCTACTGGGGAAAACCTTATCAACGTTACGCGTCGAGCACCTATTGCCAATGTGCAGTGGGGAGCTTATGGTGACATGATTGTTAACCTTCAGCGCATTAAAGGTACTGACTTAGTATTCCCATTACTAATGAACGCACCTGAGAACGTCTTGCTTCAGGATTATGTAAACTATGTGCAGGCTCAGGCTGATGCAGATGGTGCAGCTATCTATCCTATTCAGGCGAAGCTCACTGATAACATGGGTAACGATAGTGTTACTCTAGTTAACGGCATTACCCTAGCTATTCCTGGGATGTCTCGTGGTCAAACCATGAGTACGGTTCCTTGGGTACTAACCTTCGAGCGTGGATTATTCCGTCGTGGTGAAGGTGTTGATGGCGATAGTATCGGGCAGTAAGTAAATAGGGGCTGGCATGTGCTGGCCCCAACTTAGGAGAAACACAATGAGTGATTTTGATTTTGGAGTAGAAGGCTATCGTGCCAAGCTTCAGACTAAAGGGTTTGTAGGCAAGCCCATCTATATTAAGAACTGGCCTATCAATACATTACTGACTAACATTAGTCACGCAACCCGACTGTGGGGAGCTGATGAGTTAGTAGCAGTAGCCAAGCTAGACTTGCAGGCAGCAATGCGCTGTGCAACAAAGTCTGGTGCTGGTGAGGAAGGGGCTGACCTTATCCTCCACATGATTAAGTCTGTAACCTTGGATGGCAAGTCCTTGGATGTAGCTGACCTTAATCACCTGTTCGAAGCTAGACCCATTACAGCTATTGAAATCTTCATGCATGTTATACATAGCCAGTACGATGATTTTTTCGCATCAGGCTTAGCAGGGGATCTCTACCCACAAGCCTCAACCAATCCGCCGAGCAAGCCATAGTACCTGTCGAGTATGATAAGGTATTCCCTGAACTGAACGGCTACATGGTTAGGCCACTGCTAGTGAGTCCTCCAATGTGCGAGCTTAGGCACCTGATGGATGGTACGTATACTCTCTACCAATTAGAGATGATGCACCAAATATTAGACATTAAGCAACACAGTACTACCATAGAACCACCTCCTCCGCTGGCCGGAATCGGAGGCATACAAGGCTGAGGAAGTTATGGATTACGATGATCAAGATGATTACAACAGCTATACATCTGGTAGCGCGGATTATAGCGGTGAGGATTGGGACAAGGCTGGCTTCTCTGTAGAGGATGCTAGCTCCCTTTCTGAAGATGGTGATGAGGCTGCTGATGCTTTCTTCGCTGGCTTTACTAAGGAAGATCCTTTAAGCAAGAACCCTGGCGAGGGTATGGCAACAACTAAGACCATGCTGCTAGGGCGCTTAGAAGGAATGGGCGACTCACAAAAGGTTGCTCACAGAAAGATACTGGACGGCTCGCTTGACCCTACTAAGTACGGGCTTGCTGAGGATACGTTCGCTAAAGCTGCGGTAGAGTTCAACTCTGTAACTGGCCTGCCTGCTGCTGACTACTATAATGAAATACATGCTGTCGAGGCAACACCTGTAACACACTTGCGTGCTATGGGTAGAGACTTGAAAGTACCAAGAACAATACAGCCTACCGTATCTAAGTCTGATATGAGTATGGCCTTGAGTATGCTGGGCAACACCTCTGGCTCCTATCTTGCTGAAGGGCCTGGAACTAAACTCCAAGGTATCCACGTAGGTAATGAGGAACGCCGACGTAAAGAGGAGAACGATCTTGAGCAAGCCTTTGACAATGTTGCAGAGCTTACTGATCTATACATCCGTCAAGCTACGAAGGATAATACGCAAGCATATGAACAACGATTTTATGATGTTAACGAAGCCCTTACAGAAAGACTCATGCAAGGCCACTTCCGAAGACCTGACGATCGTGGGCCTGACCGCGCTTTACTTCCTCTGCCTAATGATGTCTCTATGGGGACGCGCAGAATCACTGGCCTAGTTCCTACTATGAACAACGGTGGCATGAGTACTGACCTCACCTATCGTGACTACACAATGATACGGGATGATGAAGGTGTCACAGGTAAAGATATTCCTAATTTGCGCAAGTCTTTGTTTGGCGATGTGCCTAAGACTGATAGTTATAACTTGCTTGCCGATGCCTACGAGAAGGCAGAGTTTGCCAGCGCAGTGTTCAGAAAGCAGTTCCCTACTAACAGGGATGACAGTGCAAGACAGATCAGGCACGCTGCCTTTGACACTCCCTATGGTGAACAGACCGAGGCACAGGATGCCAGAAACGAAGGTGCGATCCTAGACAAGGACACATACCAGGGCTTGTTTGAGCAGGGTAGTGAAGTGTCCTTTGGCCCCAATGTAATGCTGGATACGAAATCTGGTGGTATCTACGGTGAGAAGGAATCCTCAGAACGTGAAGATTTTGTACGTGAGTTGCTTGACCCTAGTGACCCTGATGAGGAACTGTACAACCCTGCACTAGTTAGACTAGGTGGTAGCAGTCAAGCCATCATGGCTGGTAACAGGACAGACCAACAACGGTACCAGTACGAAACTCGTATGCGTACTAACCATAAGCAGGGTAGTCCAGAGTGGCACGCCCAACGCAAGGGTAAGGTAACGGCCTCGGTAGCTGAAGAGTTACTACGGAAGTCACTAGACAAGGCTGTCAACACAGTCCTACATGGTTCCAGCTTCAAAGGTAACTCGTACTCTAAGGATGGTACTGACTCGGAAGGGGAAACACTTGCCTCCTTCTTGGGGTCAGATGGAAAAGGATTATCATATGAAGAAGCTTACTTTGAAGAAGGTAAGGGAGAACTGGCCGGTCTGGCTGGTGTTTCTCCTGATGGCAGGCTTTATAACCCAGATGGCAGTTCAGCCGGTCTACTAGAACTCAAGTACTTAACAGACAAGAGTGCAAAGACCAGTTTCGCCAAGCACAATAAACAGATGCAAATGCAGATGCTTATTACAGGCGAGACACAGACACACTACTTTGTACGATCTAGTGACACTGGTATCAAAGCAAGGTACGACCTAGTACAAGCCGACCCTCATATGCAGGAACAGCTACGTGCTAACATCATCGAAACTCAACTACGCGCTAACAACATGACACCTGAGGAGGCCGAAGCTATGGCTCACAGTATGCGACCAAAGAAAGTAACCTCTCAGGCTGAGTCAACCCTGGCTGGTCAAGAAGTAATGTACCAAACTATGACTAACCAGCCTGTTGCTGCTGCCGAACCCTACCGCCCTCGTGCTGTTGGTGCCGGTACTGTCTTGCGCTCACCAGTTGCAAGCGGAAGTGCAGGCGAAGGATCAGGCGGTACTCCTCCTCCGACCACTACAGAAGTTGCAGTTGATCCTGATGAGTTCAACAATGCGCTGGACGAGTCTGCTGGTAAGATCCGAGAGTTTGGCAATGGCCTAGCTAAGGCTATCAAGAACCTAGGTACACTGGGAAGTCTTGCCACGAGTGGTACAGATACGGCTATGGCTGATGAGCGCTTAGGCGCTAACACTGGCTTGGAAGCTGGAGCTATCCGTGGTATGCGTGACATACTTGTAAATGGTGGTATGACAGAAGGTGGAGCTACATCAGTAATGGGTGCGGCTGGCCAACTCCAGAATACTATGAACAATGAACTGACAGCTCCTGGTCGATACACTGACATGCTTGGGATGCAAGGTGCTAGTAACCTTCCTGGTGTTCGTTCATTACAAATGCCTGGTTACGCCTCCATGCAGGGCCAAGATGCTCAGGCTCTCATGTCAACAGCTTTGGCTCAGATGGATGGCAAGACAAGGGAAGAGCGTTCCTACATTGCTAAGATGTGGGGAATGCCTGAACTGGCCGTAACCTCTGCAAGCTCTACTGCAATCGGGGAAGCTTTCGATAGAGACATAGATGCCTCAGGCGCTCGCTCTCAATACGAAGGTGTTACTGATGTAAGACAAGAAGCACGAGACGCACTAGAGATTCCTGGTACTGTTGGGTATGAGGCTGGTATCGCTGCTGAAGGTGCCACTACTATGTCAACCGCTGCCAAGGTTCTGGCTGGGTTCGGTATAGGTGGTGGAGCTTCTATGGCTACTGCCAAGGGTCGAGCTGCGATAGGCAGGGCTGCTTCTAGTACCATGTCTAAGTTCCCTAAGGCTGGGCCACTGGCTATTGCTGCTATGCCTACTGCTTTACGTGGATTGATAGGTGTAGAGGACGACGGTGGATGGGCTGATAGCATTCTTGATGTTGCTGAGTTCACTGGGCTTGGTGCTGCCTCTGGTATCCCTGGTGGTGCTCGTGGTATAGCTACCGGTGCCATGCTAGGTCTAGGTGCTGGTGTTGCTAATGAGACGCACGAGTTCTTTAGTAATCGCATTAACCCATCTCCCGATGTCACTCCAGTTATGGATAACATAGCTAAGGCAAACGTGAAGGTAGACAATAACATTAATGTAGACGTGAACGTGGCTGAAGATATGGTGACTACTTCGGTTGATAACAATGGTGACTTTGAAGAGTCAGTTGATACTCTAAACACTGGAGGCTAAATGGCCAAGATAGATACGTTTGGTCAATACGTGCGTATCAAGGTTCAGAACGGTAGCGGGGGAGTTGTCTTTGAAACAGATAACCTCCGCGTCGACTTTGACATACGTAACATACCTGGCTTCAGTCGGGCCAAGTTTGACCTGTACAACCTAAACCCTGAGACTGTCAGGTCGCTGACCCATGGCGAGAACTACGTGACACTCACTGTATCAATGCATGGTGGGCCTGAACAGGTTCTAGCTAACCACATGTTTGTCAGTAATGCGCTGGAAGTGCCTGACCTGCCTGAGAGTGTAACAACCCTGTTCTGCTTTCCTGGTATGCGTAAGAAGTTCCTAGAGAAGGTTATCGACACTGAGGTGTTAAGGCCATCCCTACGTAGATCAGTCCAGCAAATGACAGACGAGATAGGCTTCGATGGTGAAGTCAATTACGTCCACTTCCCTGCTGATACTGTAGACCACATACCACCCACCCCTCAGATGCACTATCAAGGTACGTTCCTTGACATCATGGAATCGCTAGGTACTGCCTATGGCTACAAAATTTACACGAAGGGTGATGACCTGGATCTAATGTGTATCCCCAACGCCAAGAACGTAGCTTCCACAAACCTGTTTAGCTCCCCTGGCCAGATACAACTTACCACTACCCAGATGCTGAACAACCCCAAGATCGGGCCTGCCACACTCTCCATTGAGGCACTACTCAACGGTGATATACAGCCTGCTTCTATCTTGGACATCTCCAACATACTGTTTGCTGATACAGCACAGGGTGACGAGATACTACAATTAAGCCAAGACTTTCTTACCTCAAAGGTGGCAGGGTCAGCCAAGTACCAGACTCTCGGTGTACAGCATCGTGGATCAAACTGGACAAAGCTATGGCAAACTAAAGCAAATGCAACCTCACCACAGCCAGGACTGTCGATGCCAACATCTGACTCTGCTTGGTTTAAATAGGAGCTATCATGCCTAAGCCTACAAAGGCGCAGATTACCCACACCGTAAACGGGCAAGACTCAGTGATTCGCTTTCACTCTGTTGAGGCTGAGGAGCACGAGGTAGGTAGTGTTATAACGAAGTATCCTACACAGGAAGGCTTCACGATAAGCAAGCACGCTATCATTACTAACCAGGTCATATCATTAACTGGCCTTATATCCAACACTCCCCTGGTCGGGACAGACACATTCCACCAGTACGGCGTGAACAACTCCAAGATAGTCTTTGCTTCATTGCGAGATCTAATCAAGCGGGCTGTACCCTGTATAGTACAAACCAACCTTGGTACGTACGATCCTGTCATATTCACCAAGCTAAAGACAAAGCAAGGTGCAGGTATGATGGATAGCGCCAAGTTTGAGTTACGGGGTGAGCAAGTCCAAATAGGTAGTACTATCTCGAACAAGACACCTAGCTTGGTAGTCTTCAATAGTATCTCTGGAGCTGAGCGAGAAACCAAGGTAGCCGAACTGGCTGGTGTTGGCATTAACGTTCCTGGCTCTGCTGTGATACAAACTGGCCTTACCGACTTTGCTGGATCGTTCTCTTTACAGACTGCGAACCCTGCCGGTACTATCATGACCACTGTGTATGAGCACTTAGGCTTCGATCCTGCTACAGGTGACCATAGCTTTAACATGCACACGAGTGACATAGTAATGGCCGTGGCTCCCATCATTGATACCTTTGACTGGCGAACCACAGTTGACTCTATCTCGGACATCATAGCTAGTGAGATCCCCTTAATAGGTAACCCCAAGGGTGCTGCCACTCTAGGGCAAGAACTACTGGCCGGTTCCGTGGGGGTAATAGACAGAGCTGCCAAGGGCTACATCAACACGGCCTTAGGTGATTTGGAGGAGTCGATTTACGGTGGCAAATATGGCCTGACTAAATTGAATTCTAATGCACACCTCGGTCAGATCGTCGCTGCTTTGGGTGTAGACGACTTTATCGCGGGATCAATAGGAACGGCAAGGTCAGCGGCATCGGCTGTTGTGGGTACTGTCCTGGGGCCACTAGAGGCTCTGACGGCTGCACGATCTGTTGGTGCGGCTGCAACTGGCACACCCCAGCTTGCTCCTGTCCAGCTCATTAAAGTATCAGCCAGTGAGGATACGAGAACCTTCTTCGGTGATAAGAATGCTTAATAACCAACTACTCTATAACGTACCAGGCAAGATAGTTACATTCGATGCAGCCAAGCAGCAAGCTACGGTACAAGTTTGTGTCGAGCTAGTTTACAGCGACTCAGGCGAAACTGCCAAGATGCTGGTAACAAAGCCGATCAAAGGCATACCTGTGCATATCAACTCTGGAGGTGGCTGGGCTCAGACTCACCCTATTGCAGTAGGAGATACATGCCAGGTTAGCTTTAGTCAGGTTGGCTATGACCATTGGTTGTATGAGAACAAGGTAAGTGCTGGTACGCTGGATGAGATACCCAAGCCATGGTTGAGACGTAAGTTCAATCGTAATGACGGCTTCTGCCTTGTTGGTTACCATACCGAGCCATTGGCTATCACTAGCTATTCAGATACTCACTCAGAGTGGAGGAACGCTGCTGCCGACCAAATCATTAGGCTTAAGGATGACCAGGACATCGAGATAGAGACAACTACTAAGGTACTCATAACGGCACCGCTAGTAGATGTCCAGTGCGATGATGCAGTAGTTAACGCTACCAATAGCATAGATGCAGACTGTGTGACACTGACAGTTGATGCAACAACATCCGCCACAGTAACTACACCAACCCTAGCCATCATAGCCGCCACTGCTGTGAACATGACAACACCTCTCTTTACACTGACTGGTGCTATGTCTATCACAGAGACGTTGTTGGTTGCTAAAGGTATTGGTGCTGGTGGTGCTCCTGCTGGTGCTACTGGTGCGGCTATAGTTGGGCCTGTTACAATTACAGGCATCACAGCTATTACCGGCGCATTGACTGCCACAACCGTAGCTAGTGCAACTCAAACACTAGATGGTCACGTACACTCTGGTAACCTTGGTAACCCTACAAGCGTACCTTCTTAAGGAATCCATATGTATAAAGCTCTAGACAGTAGCACTCATGATCTAATCAGAGGCGCTACTGTTACAGAGGGTAGATACACAGTCCAGCTAGTTAAGTGCAAGTTACTTGCTAAGCTGGGCGAGTGGTCACTAGACCCCACCATAGGCTGGATAAGTCTGGCCGAACACACAACCAACCCTGACCTGTTCGACCTAGAACTACGGGCTACAAATATCATCCTCAGTACTGTAGGTGTGCTGTCTGTTGACGAAATGACTTTAAAACTCATGAGTGACCGGACACTGAAGCTAGACTTCAAAGCCACTACTATATACGGGACTATCTCACTAACTATACCTTGGTAATATCATGGGACTAACTAGAGACGGCTATACAGCCGATAGCTACGAAACTATAGTAGCGCGTATCACAGCAAGGCTAATTGCCTACGATCCGAATATTGACTTGTCAGTGGAGTCCATCGAAGGGCAGTTCCTTAGGATTTACGGCTTTGAAGCTTCCTTGCTTCAGTCAGAGCAAAAGACGACTCACTACAGCTACAGCCCTCTTATTGCCAATGGCTTAGGCTTGCAGCATCTTGGACTCATATCAGGCATAGAGTACGGCGTTGCAGAACGATCAGCGACATTCGTTAACCTCACTGGTACAGCCGGTACCTCAGTGCCTCGTGGTAGTATCGTGAGTGACGCTCTAGACAACGAGTTCATTACCGTACTTGCTGCCACAGTAGGCGGAAACGTACAAGTCATAGCTAAGAACGCTGGTGCTATTGCAATGCCCATTGGCACGATAGTCAATGTAGTTACAGCTATCCCAGGCTGGACAGGCGTTACTCAGACCGCAGCCGGTACAGTTGGCTCCTCTGCACAAACAGAAGAAGCATTCCGTAACCTGCGAAACAAGACAGTACTACGCAACTACACGTCAGTGGCAGCCGTAACTGAAGCACGCATACGTGAGCTGGGTATCCCGCAAGTAACTGTTGCAGATAACCACACCATTGCACCTTTGGCCGATGGCACTCCTGTAGGTAACATCCACGTTACTGTAGGTGAAGTCGGTACTGTTACTGACGCGCAAATAGCTAGAACAATCCTTGCCACCCTAAACACTGGTACACCTACCTTTGGTACTACGAGCGTTGTAGTTCAGGATAGCCAAGGCGTAAACGTCACAATCAACTTCGATAAGGCAGTTGCTGTTAATATCGAGATGACTGTCAACCTTACCTATCTATCGGATGATACTGCCGGTGCTGATGAGGGTATACAGACAGACATAGCAGCTAAGGTTAATGCCTTGCTTGCAGGTGGCGACATTATACACAGCCACTACTACGGCATAATCACAGGCTACGCCGAAGCACAGGTTGATTCTTTCCTTATCGGGGAAGTGGGCCAAGCTAATCAGACCGCAGCCAACTTTGTAATTGCTGAGGGCGAGTTCGCTGTAATCGACCCCACTGACATCACTATAGCCTAAGGAGTATCATGGTAGATTTAAAACGTGGTGAGAAGATCATGGATGCCATGTTGCTGGAGCAGTTCCAAGGTAAGCCGATCTTACGCGAATACTTCATGTGTTACTTCGAAGAGATGAACATCTGCTTTGCTAACTCTGAAGCCTCGTACCTGGGCCGATTCCTTGACAACGCTGAAGGTGAGGCACTAGACATTATCGGCCTTATCCTAGACCAGAAGCGGGATGTTGTGGTCGCTGAAGAGTTCTTTGGTTTCCAAGGGGCCACTGGAGCACTAGGCTTTGGTGATGGTGTGTTCAAGGATGAGAACTCGCTAGGGTACACCGTAACCCCTTTAACTGATTATGTGTATAAAAACCTCTTACGGGCTAAAGCATATGTGATGAATAAGGATCAATGTAGTGTAGAGGATGTGTACGAGATAGTAAGGAGATTACTAAACAGATCACCTGTAACTATGTCTGTAACTTATCCTGCTGCTAGACAGTTTACTCTGAACCTAGCCTTAACTGAAGTTACCTCACCTGAAGAAGCTATCATACAGTACGCATCAAAGTGGTTCGTGACTAATGGTATAGTATTCACTATAAATAGAGTTTAAATAAATATGACAGATACAATACAACTAAGTAAAGTCTGGTCAAGTACTGGAACCGCTACAGACCCTGGTGATACCCTCTACGAGACAGGCTGGTTAGCCGAGATACCTACTTTCCAGAAAATGAACCATGTCTTGTCAGCACTAGACAGTAACATGCTAAACCAAGCCGAGCGCGGACATAGCTCTTGGGATGCAGAAGTGACATACGTTGCTGGTGCACGCTGTTACCATGCTGGGTCAATGTGGACAGCTACAGTTAACTGGGCATTAGGTGTAGAGCCACTTATTGCTAACGATAGCTGGTCACAAGGTACCTACTTGGGTGACGCACCAGCTAATCACACGATTGACTACGGCTTGATGATTGATGACATTCACCACACTAGTGACTCTCTCACAGCTTGGAACAAGAATGACATAACCCTTCGTAGCCAACTACCCAAACTCTTCTTCTGGACAACTGGCGGAAGCGACAACTGGGTAATGGGTAACAGCAACGGCGAGATGGTGTTGTATAACGCAGGAGCTACGACGAGTCCAGACGGTTCAGCAATGACACCAGCCGCTGCTAGTAGGCTCTTCCATGAAGCTCACCCACCTATCCAGTCTGAAGTTGCAGGTACCATACCTGACTCACCAGCTAACGGCAGCTTCTACGCACGTAGGGACAATAACTGGGAAATAGTTCCTGGTGGCATGGCTGATGCTCCCTCTGACGGTAGTCCTTATGTTAGACAAGATGCCGGATGGGTAGCAGCCCAAGATGGTGCCTCTGTAGGTGACATGATAGTAAGTGCCAGTACTGACGTGCAAATGGCAGCTCGTCGTTATCACCCCTGTGACGGCTTGCCTATATCCAGGACTGTTACGTTTGATCTACTATTCGGACACATAGGTACCAACTTCGGAGATGGTAATGGTGGAACCACATTCAACCCACCCAAACTAGACCCTATCCTTAAAGGTCTGAAAGGTGCGTTAGGTGCTCCACTTATAGTACCTACCATTGGTGATCCTGTACAGCCAGGTACCACAGTGGATATGGCCAGAGATAAAGTTAGTGGTGACTTATACTGGGCACAGGCTGCTTCGACTAACCGGATACACAGAAGCATAGGCGGTGTTAGTACGTGGACTGAGGTGGGTGACTTTGAAGCCAATGTATCAGTCAGTACTATCCAGCACATAACTTATGATGAGTTTCATGACCGACTACTCGTCCTTACTGTTGCCGGTTTCCTAAGCACGATATGGGTAAGTTATGACAAAGGGCTGACGTTTACATCCCACTTGGTAGAGTCCCTACGACAGATAAAGTGCATAGCTGTGGATAGCCGTAACGGTAACTTGTGGTATGTAGCAGAGGAAGGCACCTCAGCCAACCCTGACTTAGTGAAGGTACAGTATGCAGGTGCAGGATCAGTAGTACAGGCTGGTAATTTCTTGGGTGGTACAGCACGTGCTATAACCATTGATGAGACTACTAGTAATGTTTGGTGTGCTGATGATAATACCGTCTCATACCTGCCTGGTGGTGTCTTCTCTGGTACAGGTACAGCTTGGATTGTGGCAGGGAACTACCTTGGTGGTAGCATTATCGACATAGCGCTAGATGAGGCTAAGCAGATCCTGTATGTACAAGACTCGGCTGCTAACCGTAGGATCTATGATTTGGACATTGCAACTGTTTCCTTCTCAACATTCTTCGACTCGGCTGCTGATTGGGGCTGGGATGGTCTGGAGTTTGATCAAGACGCTGGCACACTCTGGATAGCTAGACAGACTAATACTGGTAGTAACGAACTCTGGTATTGCCTGTCTGCGGCTGGTACAGAGGATACAAAGTGGTACATTAAGTACTAGAATTAGGTGGAGTCTGCCTGTCTTAGCTGTAGCTAGGGTGGGTAGGCTCTAAAGGTAACAGTGTGTATACCCTACTGACCTGATTATAAATATATTATATATGCTAGTACTAGGTTTATTCTAGGTAGTTATAGGCAGTAACTAGGTAGTACTAGGAGGTAACATAGGCGGAGGATCGAGGTAGGTACAAGGTAGAAGAAAGGTAGGTTCAGGGTAGTATTAGGTAGTTATAGGAAGTGGCAAGGTAGTAAAGGCTTGTATTAGCCAGTATTAGGTCGGGTTGGCTAGTATTGGCTTGTATTTTTAGAAATATATATAAGCCCGAGACGCTTAGGGATTCAGGTGTATAAAGGAGTCTCTTTTACTTTAGAGTTCTTTCGAATAGTATGATCAATAATGGTCTTGCTTAACTAAGTGGAGTAATACAATGTCTAACCTTAATGTTTCATCAACCGAGAGTAATACAACTATGACTAACCTTGATAAGATCTTAACTATGAAGCCACAACTAACAACAGATGACAGTAAGATAAGCACGATAGTTCAAGTGCTATTCAATGCAGGCTTGAGCACAACAGACAGCTTAGTAGTAGCATCAGCTTTATTAGATACACAAGAGTACATAGAGTACGGGTACGCTAGGTGGCACAAGAAGATGGATAAGGCCATACGCGGTACCGTGCTACAAGAGGGTGATGTACCCCGTGAGATGCAGTACGATGCAGTGGCACTAGACTGGTTACAAGCACTAGAACGTGCTGACTTGATAGTAACAGATGGTGAAGAGGTAGAGGCAGGCGAGTACTTGCTATCACTAGATAAGGTGAAGTTACCACATTACCCAACATTAGCCACCGCCAAGATAGTCAAGATGAACCAAAGTGTGTTCAAAGGCGATAGCTTGCTACAAGGTGCTGATGCAGTGTTTGATGAAGCTAGCTGGGTAGTTAGACGTAAGCAGACTCGTACTAAGACTAGTAAGTGCTTTGATGATGCAATACATAACCTAGAGCAAACTGTGTTTAATGTTGATGAGTTCATGATGCAAGTGGCTGAGAAGGTCAAGGAGCAGGTATCACATGATCTTACCAATGTTAAGGGTAATGAGGTGTTCGAGAGATACGTGTATGATGGCTGTAAGGTGTTGATAGCTGAAGGTAATGTAGCACGTATTAGTGAGTTCTTTGGTGATACAAGAGGTCGTATCTATCAAGCGGCATGTCATGGGCCAAATGGGCAATCAAGTGACTTCGCAAGAGCAATGATGGACTTACATGGAGTTGGGATGCATTACAACTGTGTTAAGGCGTTACAAATCATAGACGCTGAGATAGAGGACATGCACTCATTCAAGGACTTGGACGCAGAGTTAGCCAAGGTTACATCAGCATCACAGTTTATCATTGGTGAGTTGTTAGCTGGACAGGCTAGTTTGTGTAAGAAGCCATGGTCATTGATGAAAGCAGTCAATATCAGGCGTGCAATAGTTAGACACATGAAAGCACCTGAACAGTTCGCTAAGCCTTACATTGGCATGGCATTTGGCTTGGATGCTAAGTGTAGTGGGCCTCAGTTAGGTGCATTAATGACTAATGATCAACGTATTGCTGCTGCTTGTGGCTTCACATTAGAACAACTGGATGACGCTTATAAACTAGCTACTGATGCTTGTATTACGGCAGGGTTTGGCAACATACCTCGAAGTGTTATCAAGAAGCCATACATGGGTATCTTCTATGGTCAGTCATATCAAGCGTTTATCTTGCCTAGCGAGAAGGATATGGCTGTTGATTCATTCCGTCACTTGATAGAAATCATCAGTAATGGCCCGATGAAGTCAATGGAGAAGAACGCCAAGCGCTTTCATGCAGCTATAGAGACATCATTTGGTAAGATGGAGTACTTGAGAGTGGGTATCAAGGCAGCACATGCTTGTAAGGATGAGAACGGTGGCCTGATGTTTATGACTAAGCAAGCTACTAGCCACCTAATGCCTGATGGCTTCAATGTATCAATGAATTACAAGACTAAGCTTAACCTGCATGGTGAGTTGGTGACATTCGACACTGAACTACCTGATGTAACAGTATTTGGGGCTGCAAAGGCTCACACATTCAAGAAGATCACATTCAGGACTAAGAAGGATAGCTTGAGTGATTACATGAGAACAGGCTTTGTTAACCTGATTCAAGCCACGGATGCATTACTAGCCAGACTTATCATTAACCATCTTGCACAAGATGAAGGTGCTCAACATATCATTGCAGTTCATGACTGCTTTAGAGTTAACATCAATGACATGATAGACGGCAAGCTACACAGAGCCATACAATCAGCATACATGACCATATTTGGTAGTGAGTGTAATGAAAAGAGAGGTTATATGACTCAAGGCACAGACATTGTTGGGTTGTACTTTGAAGGTGTTGAACGTGCTAGAACCACTCCAATACTCAAGAAGATGAGCCAGTTCGATGTAGATGGTGATAGAGACCTAGATGGTGTTGGAAAGCACACATTTGCACAGTTAGTTGGCCAATTGGAGAACAAGCTAGATAACACAGGCAAGTCTTACTTCTTTGCTAAGTAGAGTAGAATGCGCTGCACCTTCATGTTGAGGGTGTAGTACATTACATTCTAGTACAATCCTGTCATATCCAGGGTAAAGCTAGTAAAGGAGAAGGCGCAGCCACAGTTCTATAGCGTTCCGGTGAAACAAGCAAGTGCCAAAGTCAAAGTCAAAAGATAGGTGAACAGGGCAAAGGCCAGGGTCAAAGTCAAATTCATCGTAAAGGAGGTAGATCACACTAGTTAAAGCCTGTACAAGCAAGCTACAAGCCAGACCTAGCCACACTAGCCAGCTACAAGCCAGTTCAAGCAAGTAACTAGCCTGAGTTTAGCCAGTAACAAGCCAGAGCCTAGCCAGCCCAGGGCGGCAAGCTAATAACAGTACTATCCAACCCTACCAAGTACATCCTTAACCCTAGCCAAGTGCAAGCCAGACTAAAGCCATAGCATCTTAGTATCTTCCCTCTTCTTACCCCTTAGTACTATCTAGTGCAATCTAAGTGCTAACCACTGAGAGCCAGATTAAGCCAGATTGGGAGTGTTATCTAGATTATCCTGCCCTTATCCTTAATATCCCGAGAAATCCCGCCCTAACCCTATTATATCCAATCTGAGCGTGCATATGAGTATTCAATCCATTGCGATCCACCGTGATCCAGCCTCAATCCAGTATTATCCTTGGTTGCTGTTGGTTAAAAGAGTATGTGATGTATCGCTGTCGCTCCTAGCTGGTGACTTGCATCCTAAGTACAAGAGATTACAAGCAAATACTGGTAAGCTACCGCGCTTCGCTTGCTTTAAAGATAGATAGACATATAGGTGGAGTCTGTACAAGACTCAAACCCTATCCAGTACCAAGTAGCCACAAACTCCTCCCTTGTGATTACTATAAAACATTAAGCAGGCTAGGGGCTGTGCCGTTAGAAGCGGGTAGTAGTAAACCAGACTACTAGATATATCCCTATTGGGCGTACATAAACCAGAGCGAATAGCCAGTTGTATCCTCACGAGAGGGTAGCTGGCCACGTACTATCCTAACCTATCCTCCACTATTAAGGACTTATCATGAATACTAAGACATTCTTAGAAGGTATAGCAGAAGCTGACAAGCCCACACTATCACAAGCCTGCAACGAAGCTATAACTAGAGATGCGTCGTTTCGTGATAACCTGAAGCAGCAAGTTAAGGATAGATCCGACCTGAACAAAGCTTTATCCGAAGAACTAGCCCTAGCTTTTATAGCCCAAGGCGTCTCATATGCTTTCCTTAGGGATAAGTACAATAAACTTGAAGCTGATTACAAGATACTTTGTGATGAGTCTGAAGACGTACCATTCTAAACTACATATTCCAAGCCTGTTGCTGGGCTACCCTAACCTGTTCAATCATGTACCTTGGAGGTATGTAATGCGTATCAATGACCTATCAACTACGCAGCAGCACGATCTTAACACGGTAAAGCACGCTGCAAGTCAGAGTATGATGCAGGTTAAGCTCCAAGTAGCTACTCACTGTAGCTTGCTAGGGCTTGACTATGGTGACTACCACGACTTTGTAGACCCAAGCTTAGTCATCCGTAACCAAGCACAGTACAAGGCACTGACACGAGAGCCTATGGCTGTTAAACTTGGTAGTATTGACAAGAAATGGCCCAATCACCCTATCGTAGAAAGACAAGACATACTGGAGGTTAACAGTGTTGCCACTTGAAAGAGCTAGACGGCGCGCCCTTGGTCACCTGGCACAGATAGTACAAACACTTGCTGGAGAGTACGCTAAAGAGGGCAAGACCCTTAATGAGTATACCAGCACCTTACCTGCACACTTGCAGATCACCCCAGTATCCTACTTATCCCTAAGGAAAGCATATGATAACCTTCGATCTACTAACCCTAGCACTAAAAAGCAATCCTCGTAAGACCAGCTTAATCGTTAACTGTGAAGCACAATCCATTACACACGGCCAGTACAAGGTAATGTGTAGCGAGGGTGTGCTTGATGTTGTTGATTGTCTTGACTATGACACTTATATCTCCCTTGTTGGTGACCTGCGCCTATTACGTAAGGGTGATGTGTCTATCTATGAGCTGTCTCGTTCTGGCTATAACCTAATCAACTCATACTATGACGAGTGTGTATTTGATAACGATGACGCGTACGCACTTGCACGAGAGTTCAAGGTAGCTACTGAGGATACGTATGAGCATTACAAGTCACATATGCACTCCAGAGGCCGTAAAATGGTTAGCGAGTCCGTATATGACACGATAGCACCTGCTATGAAACCCTCAGATAATAGTCCAGTTGGCTTTATTATAGCACCTGGAGTGGGTCTTGCACTCAATGGGTAAGCAGTTTACCCATGAATCTGGCTCGTTCATGGGTTTCTTCCTAGTACCGCACTTTAACGGTAATGCACATATACAATTTGCCGCTAAAGATGAAGTATTAAGGGCGTACTGCCAAGGCACTAGCCATCACGATTATGTGCTGGCTGGTGGTAGCTTGCCTAAGGTCACCTATACCCAGTACTGCAAGTTCTTCAAAGATTTTAATGACTTGTATTCTGATAGGTATGAGCAGGACTTAAGCCTTACAGACCCTGGCAAACCCTACCGTGAAACTGAGGAAACTAATAATGGAACCAATACAAATAGTCCTAGGCTTGCTCCTGGGGATAGTCATCCTTCTGGCTGTATCGTACCCATTGTGGTTATGGCTTTTGGGCTCGCCGTCTTTGCCAGCTTGTACTTCTACTACTAAGCACTACCTTGACAATCAAATTAACCAGCATGATGCCGATAACTTCCAGCAAGCACTAGACAACGCTGCTAAAACTAGTTGGATACAGTTCAGGGAGTGGATGGCCAAGCTTGATGAGCAGCTTCGCCCTAGTACCGAGTGCCTTATAGCCTGCGATATAACCGGATCAACAACCAAATTGCGGTACCAAGACAGTGAGCATACTATTGCGTTACTACATGATGCAAAGGTCGATCAGCTTCCAGGACGCATTGTATCAAGTCAAACAAAACATCTGTACCTTGCAAGAGGACAGCACCATCAATCCTGTGTCAGTTCTTATCAACAAAGAGAAGGCGCGCTTAAGAAGATGCACAAGGAAGAACTAGTATGAAATTACCCGACTATCGACCTGGTAAAGATCACTACCAAGCTCCAAACATTGAGCCTATGGGTGGGGTCTGCGCCACTGTAGTAATCACCATGATCTGCATTGTTGCTGGACTGTTCTATAATGTCCTGGCGTGAGTTTAGGGCTTACCTGTTATGCTTGTTCGCTATGTTTTATGCGTTCTTTGTAATGGCATGGCCCTTCTTAATACGTGACCTTGGGTGGTGGAATGTGCCTTGTTGCATAGCTGCTATCCTTTGTCTTCCATTCCTTCGTTATGCCTGTGGAGTTATCCATGAATCAACGCTTTGATCAACCTCATGAACGTATTACTAACCTGTTACTAGGAAAATCTGATGAGAATAAGAAACCTGTTCTACCTCGCTGCTCTAATGGTGATGTCTGTAGTAAGCAATGCAGTAAAGAAAGTACTTGTGTGGTTAGTGAAACAACATCCAAATTACACAAAGGCTACCCAGGACACTTGTACCACAAAGGATGCGAAACCAAATCCTGCTGTGGCCCGAGAGAAAGAAATAGCTATACACAGGCGTCGCCAACTGCGGCTGTCAGTAAACGCTCTAGAGCTTGCCATACGTAGACAGAGTTGTGATTGTGGCATGGTTAACGCAGGCGGGCTCAAGCCTGTATTAGCCGTAACTCAATCTTCGTTGGCCAGACTTGAAAGTGAAATGAACAACACTTACGGTGATAGCGTATGAACCAGTGCCCAATCATGCACGACTTGCTCGACTTACAGACTCCTGCTTTCAAACACTTGATAACCAGTTGGAAGCTCGGGCTAGACTATCAAGTGTACAAGCGTGACCTTTTGTATCACAACCAACCCCACCTAAACAACGCTACGTACTCTTCAATACTCTGGCTAATGGAGATGGAGTCAAGAGTGTGTGCTGATGCAGACTTACAAGGATACTACAATGACTACCTCAAACTCAAAAAGACGGCTGTACTTGTTAGTCCACGGCCTGACACCCCTCGGTATGCCTTCAACAATGGTCGCCTTCCGAGGCACGCTGATAAACATGGGCGTACCCGCAAAAGATATACTATCCGTTAGCTATAATGCGCGTGGGAAGAGCTTCCTAGACGTGTGCGAGCAAGTGGATCATCAGGTTGATGAACGCATGGACGCACTAGACCTGAACTACGTTGACGTAGAGTTCGCTGGTATTGGTCATAGCTTGGGCGGGTTAATACTACGCAACCTAGACCTTTCCTTGTTCTACAAGTTCCAACAAATAGTACAGCTTGGTTCTCCCAATGAAGGAGTAAATTGGGTAGATGACCTGCCGCTTGGCCGAAAAGCTGCTGCCTTGATGTTTGGTAGTACCATTATAGAGTCCCTTGAGAGCCCTTGCCTGCAAACTCACCTGCAAGAGTACGACAAAGGTAAGGCTGCAGCTTGTCCAAACATGACTACCATGTACACGACAAAGCAATTCTCTTTCTGGAATCCACTATCTTGGTACGCTAACTTAGGATTAACTGGCCCGCACGATGGGTTTGTGCCTGTAGCAAGCATGTACCTAGCCGGTGCTGAAGGAGTACAAACGTACTGTGACCACTTAGGTGTGATTGCAGATCTTGAGACAATCCAATTCACGTGTAAGAAGGTGATGTCATGAGCTTAAGTAAAGAAGTGGTAGATGCAGGAGCTAAGGAAGTGATTAGTAGGGGTACCGCAGACGCGGCGTTTCAAGCAGACTTAGCCAGCATTGGCGGTACTTGGGCAGCTATGGCCTATGGGTCTGAATCTGGAGAGTTAGCGGCAGTATCTTTGTATTCTGGGTGGTTCCTAGCTACCCATAAAAAGGATTTAATGGTATGAAGACCTGGCTCCTATTTATACTAACCTGTGTCTTGCTGTGGTTGGGCATAGTGCCTATGGGTGCTGATACGCCTGACACTTGTGCTAACGTGTTTCTAGCCTTTACCATCTTCTACATGGTAACGATGGTAATAGAGCAATGTGTTTTAAATGCGTTAAAGATGCATGAAAAGGGCAAAAGCAAGGTTCAAGTTCAAGCGATTTAATGAGCTATAGGTAGAGTCTACTTACGGCTAATTCAAAACATACAAGCGTTCTTTAACAACCTGGAGGGTAGTATCATGTTAATGTAAGGGTTAATATCCTTTAAAACTTGGCCTGATGTGCCCCAATATAAGTAACTAGCTTAACCACTAGACAGAGCCTATCGGTATCTGCAACGGAACCTACATGACTGATGGAAACTAGCGTCAAGAGTTGACCTTCGGGTGCCAACCACAGCCTAGATACAAAACAGCACTAGGTAACGAGCTAACTATGTAGTGCCTTCGACTTCCGACTAGTAACCAGATTGCAAATGTGGTGAACGCGAGTAGTGAGAGGGTGCTATCTAGTTCGTTTGAACTAACAATCAACTAATTGAAGAGTATATATCATGGATTTATCATTATTAGACAGCGTAGTAGCAATTCAAGACGTACCAGCGGGCAAGGCTAAGGTTAAGATGTCTGAACTACAAGTTCGTAAACTCAAGCTAGAGCTGCGTGAAGGCAATCGTGCCAATGTTTACCCTAACCAGTTTGACGTGCAAGTACCCTTTCATGTTTCAATCAAGAAGGGCAAGGAATTTATCGAGTTCGGTGACTTCACTGATGTAGATGCAGCAACAGCCGTGGGTACAATCGCTGGCTTAACTGTCTATGGCATCAAAGCACGCCGTGGTTCTTACGATAAAGCTAAAGCACAAGTACATCCTGAGTACGTAGCATGGTGTGCAGATCCAGCTAACCAGCACCACATTGAACTAGCACAAGTTGTTTTGATGGAAATGAACCAGCTTAGCGCTTAACTTAAACTAGCCTGCCTTTATGGTGGGCTTTCGAGGTACTTATGCAGTACAATTACCCCATGATAGCCGACAAGTGTCGTACAACCATGTGTAACGCCCAGTATGTATCTATCGCTCTGGCAAACCCACTACCTAATACCTTGGATTTACTTGCTGAGATAGTAGATGAGCTTTACGGGACTCACAGTGGTGCCGTTAGCAAGCGTGAAATGGCACGTGAAGTACGTGCTGTCATGTCTGTGATGTTGTCTCCTAGTAGTGTAGACATACTAGTGAATCAGTTTGCACTACAATGCGAGACGGATTTCGACCACGGCATGTTGCAAGAGTTGTGTGGTCAGACAAGAGCACTCTGTGTACGGACTCGTGCTAGCTTGTGTGCAGTTACCCGTAAGGCACCACATGGCCTAGCATTGGGGAATGTCACACGAAGAGTACGTATAAAGCTACGTGAGCGCAACCCTGACATTTGTGTTGAACTTGAGAAGGCTGGCGAGTTTGATGAGCAATTAACCGCCTGGGTTCAGCAATGGGTGCGGGCTAGTACTCCCCGAGCACACAAGGATGTTGCATCCGGTGACTACCCACTAGAGAAGGACGGCTTGATAGCAATAGCTATGCACTTCGAGCTGATAAAGAATACCAACTTTAGCAAACTTTGGCCTGCTTTAGACAAGCACGTAGCTGAACTGGTTGAAGCTGGCAAGTTCTTTCCTGCACCCCCTGTACCTGTCTTGACTGAGAATGAAGCTATCATGGCTGTACCTATCTTGACTGAGAATGAAGCTATCATGGCTGTGGCTCAGTCTATCATCCGGTACACTGAAGCTTACCCTAGCGCGCGTTTGGAAAACCTACTACGTAAGCACAAGTTTGATGCCCTAGGGAGTCAGGAACGTAAAGTCCTGAATAACATGTGTAAGCCTTACAAGCCGCTATCTGCGGTGTCTGAGAACAAGTGCCACCAATTACTGCACAAAGAGCTTGAAACCTTGGACGAAGATGGTAACCGTATTGAATTGCTAACCCGTACTAACCACACCGTGAACAAGGCTAGTGTTGATGAGTACACGCGCCAACTAGAAGAAATACAGGTGAAGGTGTACCAGAATGACTTCAAGTCTCTGTATAAGCACATGCTTGATCAGCCCTGTAGCCCAGAACCAGAACGCAAGGTAGTATCTAGCAAGCCACGCTACATTGACTTGTTAGCCCATTTCCATCACCCCGACGGCACCAAGATGAGCCTAGAGCCCATGGAGTTGCCAGAACACAAATTTGTAATCATGAAGAACCGTAAGGCCACTAGTGAAACCCTCACTACAAGCTTACACCCAACTAAGGAAATACCTACCATGAACTATTCAACTAAAGCAGTAGCAAAATTCACCCGCATCTTCGGTATAGAAATCGGCCCTGACACCAGCACAGAGATGTTGACTGTGTACGTTCGTCGAATCAAGCAGGAAATCAAGTCCTTTGATGATCTAGCTGGTACTGGCTCGTACATCGAGAACAAGGTAGCTGATCTAGAAACTGGCTTGGCTGCTGTCTTGAAAGAGCTTAACTCTAAAGCACGCCAAGGTAAGAACTCATGCGCCTGGATGACCACGAAGTAGTACAGGTCATGCAGGTGTTGAGACGCTTCACTACCTAGTCCCGAATCATGGGAGGATACGCACGCGATTTGTACCACGGCTTGACTGCTCGTGACATTGATGTGTGTATCTGGGGTGCTGATGAGAAGTTGATGCTAGAGATAAACAGCGCTTTGTCTTACCTAGACTTGTGTCCAGCCAACTACAGCTTACCCAAGAACTACGGTACTGAGCGTGTGGCTAGGGTTATCAAGACCCGTTGTAATGTTGACCTGATATTCTGGGGAGCACAGTACAAGCACTGGTCAGACATTATCTTTGACTTTGACTGCAACATGTCTCAATACATGCTACAACCTACACATATCGGTACTCAGAACCCTATCTTCTTGGGTGATAGCTTCGGTATACTTACACCAAACAAAGGCCGCATCACTCCCGTTACTACTTCTATGCTACGCATGGAGAGAATGGAAGAGGTCGCCATCAACATAGAGTGGGTAACATCTCATGAATGGACGCGTACAAAAGCGACTACGAAAAGTATCAGCCAAGCTACACCCAAGTGCGACCCGTCAGACTGGAACTGAAACAGTTAATGAGCGTAAGTATCCAATTAAGGATAACGCAGGCAATATCATTGGCGCACACCAGACAGTCACGGTTATTAACTCGTCAGGGTTGAAGTATCACACACAGCAGATGAAGAACCTGTATGCCAACAAGCGTCGAGCTGAAGGCTTCCACAGTGTAACTCACCTTGCTAAAAGAAATGCCAAGCCTGGCTTTGGTTCACGTAAAGGTATTACCGGATTAGCAGCGGCGCAGCAATGCCCCAAGCCTATCAAGGGTGCAGTCCCATCCCGTAAGCCAGAACCGTTCATCGCTAAGGCAGCGTAGGATTAGTCGACCTGCACAGTGACTAGGATGGACACCCTTACGCACACGCGTTAAACGTCCAACCCATACCCGTACAATTTTGTACAAACAATTCTCTGGAGAGAAACTATGTCTATCGTAACAGAAGTAGCAGCACTAGAAGTTCAAGAAATTTTCGGTCAGTTCGGCGTATTAGTTGGTGGCGAAGTTAAGTTATTCGGTACTGATGAAGAAGCTAAAGCATTTGCAGCGGTTAAAGGTAGCGAAGAAGCTTCATACCAGCGTGCTGTTGTTTACGTTGAAGGTCTTGGCCTTGAAGTTGACAGCCGTAATGCACAAGGTAAGATCAACCAGATCACTGCCTTCTTAGCGTATGAAGCTAAAGGATGCCCAGCATTCGTACCGGCTGACGACAACCTAGAAAAGCCTGATGACGCTCCTGCACTAGAAGTGTAAGATAGCGACTAACGGTTAATACCTAGACACGAAATAGCGCCTATCTAGTATGGGTGCTATTTCTCTAGTTGCTTTCCAGCAAACTCTTGTACATGGCCAGATGCGGAATAAAGTCCCTTGGTCGGGTGAAGACTGCATCGTACAGGGGCTTGCTGGAAACCAACTAACACCCATAGGAGGAACTAATGTGGGAAGATACGAACAATGTAATAAACGCAGGCTTGCTGTCTATAGCTTTTGCTATGGTCTGCGCAGTAGCGGTATTGGCTGTGGCGAGTCTATCTCGTACAATGAAGCGGTCGAGCCAGCACTCCAGCCCACCAACGGAGGACCTGGACTTAGCAGCAAGACAACAACTACATCGGATAGACTGCCAGAGGCGCAGGCGTAACCGTAACAAACGTATAGGAAGGAAACGAAAATGATAGAAACTATATTTACTAGCTTGGGTACTAACCCGTTTGCATGGCTAGTGTTCATACTTGGCTGTTTAGTCTGTGCAGTACTGGCCTGGTATGTCTTGGGCATGTTAATAGGGGCACTTGCCATACTAGGTGCTGGCTTATTGTACATATTCTGCGTGACTGTTGAGTGGTGCCAGAAGGCTTGGTATTGGTGTGTAATTAAGAAGCGCTGGATGTACCGTAAGTGGTCAAACATATGAGCCCGCTTTTATTCACACCTATCTTTGGCGCAATTAAGTCACTGATAGGTGCTTGGTCTGACAACAAAAAGCGAGGTGCTGCACGTCTGAAGCAAAAGGATGACGACCGTAGTACCAAGCTAAAGTCTGACCTGCACTTGATCGAGTCTGGTCAAGAGGCAGATATAATCCAAGACACAAACGCACGAGGTTATGCGGGATGGATGGATGACATAAGCTTTTATATTATGTTCTCACCCGTGCCTCTGTCTTTCTTTCCACCAGCAGTACCGCACATAACAGCGGGGTTCGAAGTCCTGGAAGGGATGCCTGTAGAGTATCAAGTATGTGTTGGTTTAATGCTTGCTTCTATTTGGGGCTATAAACGCCTGATAACTCCTCTATTGTTGGGGCGTATAAAGAAGTGAACCTGAGGACGAAGTACACGACACAGAGGCGTGGTGCAAGGGCGCGTGGCGTTACCTTCTTACTAACCTTTGACGAGTGGTTGTCTGTGTGGGAGCCCTACCCCGACCGAAGTGGACTTGTTATGTGTAGGACAGGTGATAAGGGGCCATACCAAATAGGTAATGTCAGAATTGATACTAGAGCTAACAATACCAAAGAGGCATTCCAAGACAAGTACCAACTAAAAAAGGATGGTGTAATACATGAATTCACGCTACAAGCAGACTTTGTCAGAGAGCATAACTTGCGTAGTAGTCATGTTAGCGCTGTTCTGTCTGGCTATTCCAAGCAACACAAGGGCTGGCGATTACCTCACACTAGAGTTAATCCTAGTACAGGAAGTAACTAAACAAGATCCAATTAAGGAGGCCACCATCATGGTTGCTAGTATTTTAAAGTTTGAAGAAGGTTTGAGGCTGTCTCCTTACTTGGATGACAAAGGTTATCTGACGGTAGGTTACGGCACACTCATGAGTTACAAGCTAGGGCTAGACCCTGATGAGTTTGTATTCAAGATCACGGAAGAAATGGCGCTCATGCTATTAGAGGCTGACTTAGCCGTCTTACGTGAGAACATAGCAGGCGGTAAGCACGCTGATGTATTCAATGGCCAGCCCTTAGCTGTTCAGCACATCCTACTATCTATGGGTTACCAAATGGGCTATAGAGGCTTACTGGGATTCAAGAATATGTGGAAAGCATTGGACAAGTCTAACTATGGTGAAGCAGCCAAGCACGCTCTTGACAGTAAGTGGGCGCGTGAGGATTCATCAGCAAGAGCTTACCGCCACGCAGCAGTAATACGTGAGCGCAGTATGGCACCCTACAAAGACCTGATACCTGGCATCCTGTAGTGCGCTTGTCAGATGGTATGGCCTGGGAGCGTGAGTTCGGGCCAGATGGTTTATCAACAGTAGTTAGTAACCTTGGCGTTAAAAAGATGGACAAGCTAGACGTAATAGAACAATGGGTGGTAGAGAGAAAGGCGGCATATGTCATCGACGTGGACAAAGTAGTATTCTTTGATTCAGCTAGTGGCAGGAAAAGCGACTACGCTTGGGTTCGTCTTTCTCTCGCACAGGTAGCCAGAATCATTTCAATGACTAAGCTGTTACCTCCTGAAGTTGCTGGTGTGGGTGATGTAGTTACTGTCCTGCAAGAGCAAGAACGTATGTATGAACGGGCTGTACACAGTCGAGGTGATGTTGCGAAACATATCTTCAACTACACAGCCGAGGCTGACGTAGATGTTATGCACGAAGTTATACACAGTATGATGCGACAGTTCGACTCAAAAGGTTGGAATGTGCTGCTCTATACTGATGTGACTCAGGTGTTCAATGAGATCCTACAGTCTATAAAGGAGCCAGCTATCGGCTCAGTCACCCGCAATAAGTTGTTCATGGGTGTGCTGGTTGATTCCGACTACTGGTTAAGGCTAGATCGAGATAGGATCTGGAAAGGCAAGAGTAAGGTACAGGCAGTGATGAAGCACTCAGCTTATCCGCGTGACCTTATTGAACCGACCTACCAGGAGCTACAGTACGTGGTTAGGGTAGTGTCAGGGGAGTTAAGATGACAGAAGGCTACCGAGTGGGGGATGTACATGACGCCCCCACTTTCCACAAGTTAGAACGAATGCCACAATCAATCAGGACACACCAGCGCTTGTATGGAGGGCCAACCTTAACTGGGCCAGCTCCTGACGAGACTGAGGAAGAGTGTGCAGCACGTATTGAAGGCAACAAACCATTCTGGGCTCTCTACAACAAGCTAGAGGCCGAGGCAAAGGAACGACAGCGCGTGAATAGTATCTGGCTTGCAGCTAGTAAGGCAGGCAAGCTATGAGTGGTACTTGCGTAGAAATGAAGAAATGCCCTGACTGCGGTGGGGGCTCACTACAGGTATTTTGGAATGAGGATTCACTCACGTTTTCAAGCTACTGCTTTAGTCAGTGTCTTGAGCCTAAGGGCAACCCATACAAGGACGGTGAAGAACCACCAGAAGTCCATGTTAAAACTCCAGAAGAAATTGAGCAGGAACTCGCAGAAATCAAGTCTTGTGACTACTTCCAGCTCAAACACAGGGGCATCCCTGGTAATGTATTTAAAGCATGGGGATGCAGACTTCTCGTATCAACTCATGATGGCAAGACACCGTATGCAATTGCGTTTCCTTATACAGAGGCTGGAAAACTCTCAGGGTACAAGGTCGTTACTCTTAAAGGGAAGACAATGTGGTGTGTCGGCAATGTTAGAGATGCTGAACTCTTCGGGCAATCACGCGCACTTAAGCAAGGGGGAAAGAGACTATATATTACAGAAGGTGAATTCGATGCAATCGCTCTGGAGTTCATATTCAAACAATCTATAGCTGGAACTAAGTGGTCACACATGAAGTTCGCAGTGGCGTCTCTACCGGCTGGTGGTGGCAGTACCAAGAAAGCTATGGCTAGTAACTGGGATGTACTGAAGATGCGCTTCAAAGAGTTTGTCTTTGTTGTGGATGATGACGATGTTGGCAAGGCAGCGGAGAAAGCGTTCCAGCGTATGTACCCGAAAATGCTAGTGTCAGACAAGCCATTCGGCTGTAAGGATGCCAATGACGCCCTAATGAAAGGTAAGGGTAAAGAGATGTCACAGATGGCACAGTTTGGTGCACATAAGCCACTGATACAAGGTGTGGTTCATGTACGTGACATCATAGCCAAAGCCAGCATCAAGGTAGAAGAAGGTTTGAGCTTCGGCTTCGGTGAGGAGTTTGACCGGATAAGCTTTGGTCAGATCTGGGGCGAGGTGATGAGTACTGGAGGAGCAACTGGTTCGGGTAAGACCCTACTAGCCCATCAAAGTACTGCACATAACATCTTTATCCATAAAGAACCTGTGTTCAACATCTTCCTTGAAGAAGACAATGACATGAGCTTGCGTAACATCGCTGGGAAGAAGGATGGTATCTGCTATCACAACCCACGTGTCGAGTATGATCAAGACCAGTACATGGCAAGGCTAGAGAGTATGGATGGTATGGTTCTCCTCTGGGAGAGTGATGCTGACCTGAAACTGCGATTTGACTTGGAAGAAATAGTCAGCGCTATCCGGTTCAACCATGCTGAGTTTGGTACCCGTCTTGTCAACATGGATAACATGACCTGCTTGGTCGATCACTTAGGAACTGGCGAGGCAAATGAGTTTATCAATAAGTGGAGTTCGGAGTTAGCTAACTTAGCTGCCCAGCTTGGCTTGTTCATAAATGTATTTAGCCACGTCAATGCACCAAGGTTCGGCCCAAGCCATGAAGAGGGTGCGCCTATCTTTCCTAACCAGTTCACTGGATCAAAAGGACTGATGCGGGCGTGCCCTAAGATGGCGATATTTGAACGTAACAAGTTTGCTGAGATAGCAGAGAACAAGAGCAATTCGTACCTTGGCATTGTAAAGAACCGAAAGTATGGTTCCGAAGAGAAGACCAAGATGCGTTATGACTCTACAACGGGTATCCTAAACCCATTCGAATGGACTTCACCTAATGGCACACTCATGGATGAAGACCCTAAACAGAAGAGAAGATAGCTATGTCTAAACCCGAAACAAAGAATGCACAAATCGAACGCTTGACTGGTGAAGTTAAGTTCTACAAAGAGCTGGCTGAAGCTGGTGACCTAGCTGCTGGAAAGGCTAATGAAGACCTTACCTTGGCTCAGGGTATGCTACAGCACTCTGAAAATGACAACATCAGTGCCAAGCGTGTAATTGATGACCTACAGGCTGAAGTTAAGAAGCTACTAAACATCGTTAGTAACCAGCGCCACGCTAAAGAAGCAGCAGAGGTTCGTATTAAGGTTGCTGAATCTGCAACCGACAAAGCTAACACAGAGCTAAATGGTGTTGGCAGTATGCTGGATACAGTTTGTGTGCCTTGGTCTGGATCAACTATCGTGGCTCGTGTTGCTTGGTTAGTAGGGCAGTCTGACTCGATACTAAACACACGCATTAAAGAGGCTGCATGTTGTGATACCGACACTGATCTCTAATCCCTACTCCGAGTGGGCTAGGACTGATGAAGGTATAGCTGGGCGGTTATTCCGCTCGGCTGACATCGAGACTGATGGCTTCATTAGCTCCCTAATACATGTCAAGTCAATCACTGAGTTCTACCTAGTGGATGGTGTGATTGATATTAAACGATCCTTTAGTGTCTATGACTATGAAGAAATTAAAGAGCTACTGGCAGAAGATTGCACATGGATATTCCACCACGGACATGGTTTTGACAAGCCTGAGCTTGAGCGCTTACTTGGTGTACCTATGCGTGGTGATTTGCTGGATAGTCTCGCCTTCTCTTGGTACCTATATCCTGAGCGCGTTAGGCATGGTCTAGAATCTTGGGGTGACGACTTTGGTGTACCTAAGCCACCTGTATGTGACTGGGTAAATATATCCCGTACTGAGGTGACACATCGTTGTGAGTCTGATGTCAAGATACAAACCCACCTGATCAAGAAAGTATTCAAGGATGCACTTAAGCTGTACGGTAATCAAGTGGATATGTTCCGCTGCCTACAACACCTGTCTTGGAAGCTCGAAGTTGCTGCACTCCAGTCTAAAGCCCGTTGGAAGTTAGATGTTGATGGTGCTAACAAGTTGCTGGATGTGTTCAATGACGAGATTGATATAGCCGAGGCTGCACTGTTCAAAGGTATGCCGCGTGTTCCAGTCAAAGCTAAGAAGACCCGCCCTAAGGTGTGCTTCAAGGTTAATGGAGATCTATCATCCCATGGACAAAAGTGGTTCGACCTATGCGCAAAGGAAGGGTTAGATCCAGGCGATCTAGAAGACGATCATGTTATTACGGTCGTGACAGGCTACAAAGATCCGAACGTGGGCTCGCCAGTACAGATCAAGAACTGGATAACCGATCTCGGTTGGATACCAGAGACGTTCGAGTACAAGAAAGATGACGAGGGTAATCAGCGCAAGATACCTCAGATCAAGCTAAAGGATACAGGTGAACTCTGCCCGTCTATCCAGAGCATGGTTGCGGCTACTCCTGCTCTACAGCACCTAAGTACAGTTGGCGTGACAAAACATCGTCGTGCTATGCTAATCGGCTGGCTCAAGAACGTTGACAAGTTTGGCTTCCTCAAGGCACAAGTACAGGGCTTGACTAACACTCTACGCTTTAAGCACAAAGAGTTGGTTAACATACCTAGTATCCGCAAGCCGTGGGGTAAAGAGTTACGTGGACTTCTAACAGTACGTGATGTGAACAAGACCGAGCTGTGTGGTTCTGATATGGAATCGCTAGAAGATCGGACTAAGCAACACTACATGTGGAAGTACGATCCAGACTATGTACGTGACATGATGGCACCTGACTTCGATCCTCACTTGGACATGGCAGCAGAGGCTAAGCTGGTGACACCGGCTGAGATTACATATCATAAGGGCTTCGACAAGAAAGACCCTGACTTGACCCCTACTCAGTGGGAAGAGTTCAAACGTGTGGATCAAATACGACATGGTGGTAAGTCAACGAACTACTCAGCCACATACGGTGCAGGCCCAGAAACTATATCTAGGGCTGCTAAGGTTCCTATCAA